AGGTATCGTGCACGCGCGCGCGTCGGCGGCTCGAAATCGGCTTTTCCGCGAGGGAGGGGTATAACCGCGCGTGTATATGCGTGTACGCGTGCGCGTATAAACCAGCGTGCGGGCGCGCGTGTATAGTCCACCGCGAGCGTGTGCCTGTTCACCATTTTGCGCGGGCGGGCGCCTCGGAAACCGTGCGCGTGTGCGGTTCCCGATGAGGGAAAGTGGCGCGGCGAGGTCAACTTGGTGCCTTGTGGACTCACCCCGCACCGCCCATTATCTTCCGCTCTCGCGTCCCGAAACGCGCGCGTCCATGGTGTGCGTGTGCGTGTGTGTGGTGACCTTCGAGCGCCCCTGTTTCGCTCCTGATTGCCTCGTATATTTTTCACGGGTACCCGACCTGACTGTATGTTTTTTCGGCGTATCCTTCGCTCTGAACGTATAGTGTTTGCAAGGGTTTGGTGTATTTTACCGCTCTGCAGCCCGCGTCAACACTCGGAAAATAAAAAAAGTACCCGCATAAATTAAGGGTTTCAGAGTTTTTATGTAAAATTTATTTGGAAATTGAAAATAGTTGATAGCATATTTGCACCGTCAAACAACGACAACGTGCTTTTACCCTCTCACGGTTAATCAAGAGGGTCAGCCCTGAGGCAACAAGGGGACGGGAGGCAGCCCGATAATACAGTCAACATGCTGTAGCAATTTAATTAGCTAAACTGCCCTGAGCCGCACAAATAGTGCGGGAGCCGAGACAAGCGAATAGGCTAGCTGCACAGGGCAGCGCGCAACGGCGTAAGGTGGTTCGACTCCACCGCTAGCTACTAACCAAATTTCAATACCATGTACAAGATTGCATTTCACCTAGCGCGCGGCGCTAACTTTCAAAAGTTTCAAATTCGTGACGCTAACAACGAAGCGACCTATATTGAGCCTAACGACTTCGACATTATCCTGCACAACTGCAAACTCAAAAATCAGAAGGGCGCGTCACTGCGTATATTCAAGGGCGGCGACAAGGCACGCTGCGCGTGGATAGAGTTCGAGCGCTACGAGGTCGTAGCTAAGGGTAACTACACGTCCGAGGTCGACGTGCGCTTCAATCCTAGGGTATCACCTACGTGGAACGTCGGCGGCGTCGACAATCAGGACGACAGAACATTCGCTCAACTGCGTACCAACGGCCGCAAGGTCTACAAGTAAAAACACAGCCCCGCCACGAGAGTGAGCGGGGCTTTGGCAGTATAACTAAATCAATTTTTTTTTATTATGAAAGTAGAGTTAAACATTGGGCTTGGCAACAATCCCTTCGACGCGTCAGGCGCGGCAATGCTAGCAGCTAACGTGCTAACTAAAAACGGTGCAACAGAACTTGTGTTCCGCACCTCACAGGGCACCTACGAAGAGCAGGCGGAGCCCAACGTCATCATGAAGTTTGAATGGGACGTCGAGGGCGCCAAAGCGTTCCACGCCATGTCATTTCAGGACCTGCTCGAGGCGCTCGCAGTCATCATGACTCAAGAGTGTATCGCCTTCTACGTGCAGGAGTGGAGCGACGGCGGGCTAACGTACCGCACAGGTTGGGACGGCGACCGTCTAGACTTCTCGCTCGAGTACTTCGAGCGCTTCTAATCTACAGCCCCGCCACTAGCAAGTGTGCGGGGCTTTCTAGGTGTAACCAATTAAATAATTTTATCATGAGCAACATGCTATCAATTCACGACGAACTAAACAACTTCGTTGACTACTACAACTCAGATGACGAACTGCGCTTTAAAATGCGCTCAGCCGTTATCGACTACCTCCAAGAGGTGCGCGAAGAGCCGCCCACGGTTATATTCACGAAGATTTCGTACAAGGGCGACGACGTGTACGAGAAACACTTTGTGGGCAGCCTTGACCCGTGCAAAGAAAAGTTCCTGCTCACTGACCTGTCGGCCATGGTGCACAAGTACCAAGCGCTAGGCTGCGTGGTAGTCATCCGTTAATTAACAAGCCCCGCCGCTCACCGCGTGCGGGGTTTTGTCAGTAGAAACAAATACAAATCACAATGAAGTTTACACTCCTTATCGCTTCACTAGCATGCATGGTGACAAGCGCAATCATCGCTGACCTTTTCCTCTTCGGGATATCCGTAGTGTCAGTGTTCAGTTCAATCCTATTAACCTTTCAAAAATCAAAGTGATGAAAAATCCATTGGAAAAGTACGCGCGACTTGACAGCGCAACAGGCAAGGGTATGAACGAGGGCTTCTGCGTCAACGACGGCGAGGCTTACTTTGCCGAGCGCGAAGACCTTATCGCTTACCTGAGAGCGCGCAATGTCGACGAGTACAACATACTCTCGGACGACTTCATACTCGACGAGGCTTACGAACTCGAAGACTACTACTACACCGAATGGGAGGTCGAAGATGAGGACACCTACTACATTGAGGTCAACGGCGAGTGGCTAGAGGTCATCAACGCAAAGGTTAACTGATGAGGCTTGAGTAGCCGAAACGCCGCGAGGCGTCTTAACCAATCAATAAATTTTATCATGAAAGCAAACGCAACACGCATGACTGCTGAGGCAGTTAAACAACACAGCAAACGTGGGTACAATCCTCCACTATGGGAAGAGACAGTTGACCGCTACCTGAAGTATGACAAGGTCGAGTTCTACCTGCTAGACCGCGACAAGCACAAGTCATACGATGAGTTCTTTGTCATCTACACCTTGCCTAGCGGCTTGAGGCTCATGGGCAGCCTTTCCTACAGTTCATCACTGACAAGCGCAGGCTTTTACGAGCTAAACTTGTTAGACCACGACATGGACGCGCTTATCGAGGATGTGCTAGCAGGCAAGCCCGTAGACATGAAGGACTACCTGTTCGACACTGACAGGGTGCTGCTGCAATCCCGCACAGACGTGACCTATAAAACGACGCCCGAGGCGCGTGACTACATGACTGAAGGCAGCACTAGGTTCGGCTTCATATTCACCAAGCAATACATTCACACAGCCTAGTACAACAAGCCCCGCCGCGTAAAGCGTGCGGGGATTTGTGGGTACAAATCAAAATACAATGACAAAAATCATCATGCTCTTTTGCCTGTTCACCGGAAAGGTTCAGCAGGTCGACAACCTCTACACCGTGCACGCCGGCACCGGCACCTACGAGTATGCCTGCGAGGGCGAGGTACTCCATTGGATAGAGACAGGGACATTCAACTACGACGACAGCCTGTGCGGCTGCGGCGAACTTAACTAATCAAATCAAATCAAATCACCATGAAAAAAGTAATCATTTTAGCAATCATCATCATCGCGCTCGCGTCATGCAGCACCAAGAAACTTACACACTCACACTACACCAAGGGGGTAACGCACGGGCAGGACGGCTGCGCGTGGCACCGATAGGTTAACTGATGAGGTCTGAGTGACCGAAACCTAGGGCTCGCGCTCTAGGTCTTAACCAAATAAATAATTTTATCATGACAACTTACTTCATCTGCAACACAGACAGCTACGGGCAAAGAACAGGCACCTACCGCTCCATTCAAATAAGCGAAGCCGATATAGAAACTAATCACCATGGATGGAAATTCTACAACGGCATGTTTCTTTACGAGAGCGAGCACCAAGTCATACTAGCCTGCCAAGATTAAGGTTAACTGATGAGTCCTGAATGGACGAAACGTCGTGAGACGTCTTAACCAATTAAATAATTTTATCATGAGCAAAACAACGCGCGCTATCGGACAGCGCAATTCATTCACCAAGGCTTCAGAGCCTGCACCATTCAAAGTTAACCGCTTCGAGGTAGCTAGACTAGTCAAAGCACAAACCGACGCGATAACAAGCGGCGTATGGGACTACCCAATGGATTATAAATTCGCCAACAGCGGCGAGTTATGGGACGCAGTCAACGCAGGCAAGAGCGTGCAAAAGTTCGTGCGAGAGTGCATGATTGAGTTCGGCACGATTACAGGCGCCCTGCTAGGGAGTCAATTCAACCACGTGTCGCACAGCAGCAAGCACGCCATTCGCAAGGGCGTCATGAGAGCACAGCAGTACAAACAAATCATCGAACAATTAAAAACAAAGTAACCATGGGATTCTTCAGTTGGAAAACATCGGACACGGACAAGTCCATCAGCAACGCATACAGCAAGAGAGGTGCGTTCAAAGTTTATATGATAACACCTACAGACAGGTACCTAGAACAGGAGTACGAGGGCTACGGGGTATTCGGTGGCAAGGACTACTACGAGCTAGTGTACGAGCTAAACAAGTGCAGGTACCATGGTCCTGAGGACGTGGAAGACAGGTCCAAGGGGATAAGGATAGCCTTCGAAAAAAACAACAAGGGCAATCTAGTCCTGCCAAAGTTTGCCGAGAGCGAAGACGCTTCGTGGTTGGAGCTACCTGATAGCAGGATATGCGAACAGCAAGGATACTTTTACCAATCAATAATATAAAACAGGACCAAGCCCCGCCACTGCAAAGTGCGCGGGGATTTGGCGGTAGAAACAATTTAAAAAACAAATACAATATGGGACGTTCAGTATCAACACTACACGGCGCTAGATTATCATCGTATATCAGCGTCGACGACGAGGCTAACCACGAATGGATGGTCGAGGACCTGCAGGAGGTAGGTCAGGAGTTAAAACTAACTAGCTGCCAACGATGGGACGGGCGCGAGGTTCAAATTATCATGTCTGGACATGGCGTAGAGGTCGGTATCTCGGAGTACTGCGGGATAGTATCGATCGGGATACGAACCGAGGAGGAGTCTGATCCGATCGGCGACAAGTGGATAGACAAGAACGGGCAAGAGATTATCAAAGCCTTTCACCATCACGGCACGCCGATACGCAGCGTCGGAACATTCAGCAACGGGGAAACTATTTACGAAAAAAAATAATAGCACAATGAACATTAAAGTTTATTTCGAGACGCAATCACCCGCATACGCGGAGCACGTCGCAACATTTCACGACAGCGGGACCTACACGGCTTGCTTTCCTGCACTAGACAAACTAAGAGAAGCGAACGGTTTTGATATCATCACCGAGAGCGTAGAGGAGGACGAGTCATGAGCGGAAGAAAGTTTTACAACAGCGGCAGGATTGCCAACGTGTTCAGTCATCAGGACAGGCAGCGCCTGCTACACCACCACTCGATGGTCTACAAGATTTTTGTGGAGCTAAGCGAGGCGGGCTACTGGATGAAGCCGTCACTCATCGCTGAGTTTGAGGCGTGGAGCGACGAGGTCGAGATACGCATGGGCAAGAAGCCCGACAGCGACTACAGCTACAAGGTGCTAGAAAACTGCGCGGACTACGGCCCACTCACGCTGGCCGAGTACTTCGAAACCTGTGCAAGGCACACGCTTGCTTTGTGCGAGAGCCTTGGGGCGGAGTACAACGACCACCTGCCACGGATTTGATATTAGTTTGGTTACACCATCGCCTCGCCATCCTTCGGGAGGCGGGGTTTTGGTGGTAGAAAGTCATAATAAAACATAAACACAACATGAAAGTAAGGACACGCACTATTTTAGCGGCGACATTCACCGCTTACTGTATCGCCATGGCGGTTACAATGAATGAGGCACACGAGTACAGCAAGACCAAGCGGTGCTTGGAAGAGTACGGCGAGGGCGACGTAGGGATGTGCATGTGCTATGAAAACTGTAAATAATTTAAACCAAATAAAAAGATGAAGAGATACTTCACATACCAAAAACAGCGCATGATATTCGAGAGCGCCATGACCCACGTCATAATCGAGGAGACCACCAATCAGACTCAGTCACTGAAGCTAAGAAAGGGGGTGCACCTCTCGGACTGGATGATGACCAAGGAAGAGGGCGAGGCGAGGCTCGAAGAGATTGCCAAGTACGAGTGCGACGGGGCCACCATAGAAGGCGGCGCCGTCTCCAACGAGGGCAGCAGGTACCAACTGCACAGCATAGAGAACCTGAGCGAGATTGAACTACTCAAGATGTCGCGCGTGCTACCACTAACATTCAAAGTATATCAACCATAAAGCAATGAACATGAAACTAAAAGGGTATCAGCCTATGGCCATGAAGATTGGCAACGGCGAGGTCGGGCTAGACGACAACGACTTCATCGAGTGGAGAAATTTCTACAGGAACAAACTGAGCGGGATGTTTGTCGACTTCATGGTCGACGAGTTAGAGGCGGCCATGGAGATGGGCGAGGACGGCTTCACGCTCATGATATATAACCAATACAAGGGGCTACTCACCCCTGCACTAAACTAACACAGCATGCAACAGGTAATCTCAAAGCAGGGGACGTTCCGCAAGGATAACTCCATCACCGTGTTCGAGGGAGACGTCACGGTGAAAAGCGACGACAGGTACACCACCATATCGGGCACGCACTACAGGCACAACTACGATTGGGGTAACCATTGGACAGTAAACGGAGGCAGGGTATGGAAATAGACAACCTAATACTCATCACGTTCCTGTCCTATTGGGGCAGCCTAATCCTGTTGGCTAGTCAATGGTCAAGAAGGAAACCAATCACGAGGGTATCACTCATACTCCTATCAATCGCGCTCGCGTGGTTGACAGGGTACCTAGCATGGAGTTCGATATGCGCTGGATGACATGGACAATATCTATAGCCGTCTCAGTCAGCGTGCTGTGCTGGTACTATAGCAGGGGTGGGAGGGGAGTCTTCTACCTGATAGCGGGACTCATAATGCTCAGCATCGTGAGGCCGCACGTGAACAGGGCAACCGCACGCAAGGTGTGGTAGCTTATCTAGGCGCATAAACTAGCGCGTGATTGATAACATCTATAAGAATTTAGGTATCGATTGAAATTATTTATAAGACTTTCGATCCCTAGTTCGTATAAAAAATGTAACTTTCAGCACGCGTTAGTTAGCGCACACTAAACCGTTTAAGTATATAAATTTCAAGCAGTTAATAAAATTAAAAACAAAACAAAACAGATGTACAAGATACCAACAACATGTCTCGGGTGGATAGACCTCCTGCCCGCAGAGGTAAGAGAGCAGGCCATAAAGAACGCCAGCCCGAGGTCATTACAGGACGACTGCAACAGCATGTACGACGCATTGGCAATCTCATTCGTGTGGAAGAACACGCCCGAGGGCGAGGAGTACTGGAAGGATATGGCTGACAGTCACACACCAAACTTCCTCTCGTTCATAGTGCAGTTCAGGGACTGTATCAACCTGTCGGAGGTGGCTAGGTTCGGCGGCATAAAGCGCCAGACATTGGAGGACGCGCTGAGGGATGAGGACAAGCACACACCTGCCATGAACCAGCGCATCATGACGATGTTCACTCAAATGCAGAGGGCACTCAACGAGATAAACAGCGATGAGGAGTAGAGAGTCAAGGGCGCTGTCGATAATCAAGTTCTTCATAGACAACCCGATCCCGTACAAGAGGGCAGCGAAGGTATTCTACCCCTCGCGTGAGAGGGCGCTGCTGATGAGGGTCTTCAAGAACAGTAACGACTACGACGACGAGGACTTGAGGGTGTGGGAACTAATCATAAAACAGATAAAAGAGTATGACAAGAAGGTCAAGAAAGAGGCGGGCTAACGCGGGACGTTACCGCCTGCCAAAGGAGAAGAGGTCGAGAGGCCCATCCAAACTAGCCATGCTGAGGGAGGAGCAGAGGGTGACACTCACGGTCCGAATGGGCGACGCCAAGGTCGAGCAGAGACTGGTCAGGACTATAAAGCAGGTCCTCGACAGGCTGGACAACCCGACGTACAGGACACCGCTTAGGATGGCGGTATACTTCGACCACCTGTTCGTCACCATCGAGCCTAACCACATGAAGCGCAAGCGCAGGCTGATGAAGATGTTCAGGCTGAGGCCCACGGTGGAGGACATAAGGTGGGTCAACCTCATATGGAAAGAGCAGAGCGCCATGGCCGTGAGGTCGAGAAGGCTTGGCATAAGGACAGGTATAATAAACAAACAGATATCATAGCATGAATTTACTACAGAAACTACAGGCCATCCAGTCAAAGGTTAGGGCGGTGGCAAAGGACAACGACACGCAGAGTCGTTTCAACCCGAACGGATTTAAGTACGTGAGCGGGGACAAAATCATCGGCGTCATCCGCCCGCTGATGGACGAGTACAAGGTGATCCTGAAGAGCGAGGTGCTGGCGATAAACAATTCAGTCCAGCAGTACACCACGAGCAAGGGCGCGACAAAGAACGAGGTTCTAACCAACATCTCGATGAAGATGACTTGGATAGACACCGAGTCAGGAGAGCGCGAGGAGTGCATGTGGGGTGCCAACGGGATGAACGACTGGGACAAGGGGTTCGGAAGCGCCGTGACCTACGGTATCAGGTACTTCATACTCAAGTCATTCCTAGTTAGCACGGACAGCGACGACGTGGACGCTATCGTTAGGGACTACGAGGATCAGGAACGCGCCCCGTCTAACGCAGCGCCAGCGCCAGAATCCGACAAGCCTTGGATTGAGGACAACGCAGAGGCCATGGCCAAGGTCGAGGGCTTCATGTCCAGCGGCGGATCAATCGACGACGTGTACAAGAAGTACCGAATGAAGAAGGTTACAAAGGAACGTCTAATTAAACTAAGCAAATAATGAATCAAGTACAGCTATTCAACCAAGACCTCATGAGCAGGGATGGTATCAAGAAACTATCGGACGCCATCGTGCAGTCACTAGAGGACGGAGACTTCAACCCGCTAGACTTTAAGCTAGCGGCCAAGGGCTTCGAGAAACTGATGGAGGCCGTGAAGAAACCGATCGACAGGGCGGCGATGACCGAGGCGGAGAAGTACTCGGCAAAGAACTTCACCTACAAGGGCGCCGACATACAGGTGGCGGAGAACCTAGGCGTGTCTTACGACTACAGCGGATGCAACCACCCCGAGTACGTCAGGGTACTCGAAGAGTTCAACGCCATAGCAAAGCGAAAGAAGGAGATAGAGGCGCAGCTACAGGCTACTAAGCATAGCTTCACCATGGTCGACGAGGAGACGGGCGAGGTGGTGACGGTGTACCCTCCAGTTAAGTCCTCCACATCAGGGATCAAGATTACCATAAAATAATAAGCACATGAAACTAATGAAGGGAAAGGTCATGATCAAGCCAGTGCTTGAGAAGGCCAGCGAGCTGATCGATATCGAGCAAAGGCGCGTAACCAAGGCGGTGATTGTACAGACAGGCGAGTGCGAGTACGTCAGGTCAGGTATGACGGTACTCATCAAGCCTACAGGGCTGAAGATGTTCACGCAGAGCGAAGACCAGACGCTGATCGTGGACGAGGACAGCATACTCGCAGAGGTATGAACACCACACCGTGCAAGTTTTACAGGGCAGGATCTATAGCACGATCCGCCCTTGACTTTGTTGATGCCGAGATGGGGCAGCTGGTCCATGTGTACCCTGCGGACAACAACGAAAATCTGGCGCTCATCATTGACGAAAGGGGCGACTTCATCACTACCTTTGTTAGCTTTGTTCGTGTCACAGACGTGGGCAGGGAGGACAGGATAGAGAGGATGATATCCGAGATACTCAAAGTGTCAAGGTCCTACGTCCCGTCGATGATCAGGGACCAGTACGAGAGGGATATTATAAACATAAAAAGAAAGCCATGAAAAAGAAACTAATTATAGGCGGGGTGATTGTGCTGATAGTCACAGCCGTGATACTAATCATGAGGGACGACAAGCCTCAGCTATCGGCAACCGACCAGCTCATACAGGATGAGATCGACCACATCAAGGAGCGGGTCGAGATGAGGGACGCCGTGATCAACGAGCTGGTGATCGAGCTAAGGATGAGGGACTCACTCATAGCAAGCATACAGCAGGGGAAAACTTCTATAACCAACAAATACTATTACGATGAAAAATTTATTCTTAGTTCTAGCGACAGCGCTAACCGTTCTCTTCGCGTCAACAACCAACGAATGTTTGTCTCAGACTTCTTCAGCGGCAGATACGCTCCCAAATCTAAGTGATGACCAAGTATTCAACCTGTGCTACAGCTCACTGAATTATTGGTGGGGATACTCTAACATTCAGGACGCGCTGCTCCAGCAGTACATACAGAAAGTAAAACTGTACGAGAAGATGACAGGGGTACAGGCACAGAGCGTCGAGGATCTGGAGAGACTCTACCGTATACGTGAGGCGCAGATAGCAGAGAAGGACAGCAGGATAGACGAGCTGGAGGGTCAGTTAAAAAAAGCTAACAGGCGCAAGTCTACCATAAAAGTTGGTATGTTTGTCATCACACCAGCAGCCCTATTAGCGGGCGTTTATATAGGAACTAAATTAAAATAAAAGTCATGAACGTAGGACAAGAAGTTGTATGTATCAAGGACCACTCCCGAGGCATAGTCAGGGAGGGTGAGATGTACACCGTGCAGGATGTCACGGAGACCCCATGCTGCCAGACAGTACTCATAGACATAGGCAAGAGACACGGCAGCAAGATCATCATGTGCACGTGCGGGAATAAGTTCCCCATCGACGTGCCGATTCATTACCTAGCCGCCTTCCTGTTTGCCCCTCTGGATGACCTGTTCAACACGGAGATCTCGGAGCTGATGTCCGAGGTTGAGACGACAATAGAATTATAAACCAACACACACATAACAATGATAAACATTGAGAGCAAACCAAAGAAGACGATCCAACACTTTGATGGATCGATCACACTAGACAAGACCTACACGTACACCGTATCGAAGTGTATCAACGGCGAGGTCAAGTACATTGTAGAGATGCACGATGAACTACCCGAGGCACTAACTAGTGCAATCATTGGAGGTATCCTCAACTACTGCACGACCATAGGTATAGGTCAGGTTGAAAACAAATAATTTCACAAACGATGAAACAGACAGAAGAAATTTCACAAACAATGCAACAGACAGAAGAGAAGAAAGAGCTGACCCTAGAGGAAGCTAAGAAACAGATGGAACGTAACAAGATCGTGTCGTTCCTCATGTACACCATAGTGATGGGCTACCTAGCCGATGAGCTAGCTGGCAAGTACATAACCAAGGATGTGAAGATGACCTTCAACAGGTTCTTTGACACGTTCATGAAGCGCAACAAGCACAACCTAGACCAGCTGTTCAACATGTCGATAGACGAGATGCCCGACAGAGGGGCCGCGTTCTTGGAGACACAGCAGATGATCGAGATGCTGGCGGGAAGGGTTGCCATGCTGCCAGTCCACGCCTACCCAGACATCGTCATGATCATAGACGCCTATGTCGCGGGGCAGGTTATAAGAGAAGGTGATACAGACACAGAAGAGAAGCCATCCGAATAGGGTGGCTTTTATCTTTCCGCTATAAACTCTCGCACCACATACGAGGTAGCAGTCTTGGGCTGCTCCACGTCTGGTGACTTCTTAACCTTAACAACCGATCGGCCACCTTCTGGACAGAAGTAGTCGGCCATCCTCTCCTTAGTAACCCTCCTGCCTTGGTTCCCCAAGTTTGTCTTGAAGGTCTCGTAGCCAGACATGTCCACGCCTAGCGCGTACATCCGCATCTCAACGTCGGCTACCGTGTTACCCATCTCGTTGATTATACTATACCTATTGACGCCGTCGTGGCTGGACACCGCAAGTTCTGGGGTGCTATCCTCCACGCTCACGTCCATGCTCACGCCGTACTGTTTAGCAGCAAACATGAGCGCCACAATCTCCGCGTGGATCGTCGGCACCAGACCCTTCTGGTCCATGCCAGCGTACTGACCACGGAACACCGGGCTATACTGACCTGTTCGCTTGTCGTAAAGCCTTACGGCTACCTCAATAATTGAATTGTAGCTTGTCCTGTCTACGCGCTCTACTATATAGCCCGCTTCCGAGAACAGGCCGTGAACTTTTAGCAGGTAGGACTGCTCTGTCTTTAACGTTACATTCATTTCCTATGTGTTTATTGTATCTGCTGACCTGATATATTGAGGACTGTAGCCTCTTGCGTTTCATCACGCTGTCGCCTGTGTTACTATCCCTTGACCCACCGTCGTTGGTGTTCCCTTCTATGGTGTCGACCCACTTGTCTCCCCATGACTCTACAAAACCAGTGTGCCCGATCCTGTTTAGGTTCGGGTAGTACAGCGTGAACACGTCACCAGATTTTGGGGTGATAGTATTTGAGAGGGGCTTCCTCCTGTCGTAGATCCTGTTGATTGCTGTGGCAGACGGTGACCATGCCGTTACCTTGTGCTCTATATTGCACGCGTCCAGTATGAACTTGACGAACGCCGCACACCATGGGGCTGGGGTTGTTATGCCCGCGTTCAGCAGGTACTCTGCCACTCGCTTGCCTCTGTTGTTGCCGCCCACCTCGCGCACGCCCACCTCCTTGTTAGCCTTCTCGACTACACAAGGGCAAGCATAGCCAGTAGAAATCCAAGCAAATACAACGACAAGAATAGCGCATACTTTCTTGGAAACCTTGGGGAACCTGATACCCAGTCCTTGTACTCTTTCCATATAGAAGGCTGATTATATTTTAACGCGCCATGAGCGATCGCGTTACCAAACATTACTGTGACCGACGCCATGAACAGGAACTGAATCCAGTCGTCCGGTATAATATGATTTGCCTCGGGGTCCATCACCAGATATCTCTGCGATAAGAACAGCGACAGGAACACCACGGGGATTGTGATAAACTCAGGGAAGAACTTGATAGTTCTTAGTAACCACACGGCTAGAGACTTTGCTTTATTCATTGCCTTTCTTTTTTGCGTACCGTTTCTTAATCAAGTCAACAAACTTGAATGTCATTATAATCAAACCAAGAAGAGCGGTGACACTACCCATAGATACGCTTATTAATCTTATCCATTGCTCGAGATCAGGCATGAACGACGGCACCGTTAATACTGTTGTAGCAAACAACCACTTGACACACACGATCGCATCGTCTTGGTTGCTATGTAATTGGCTAATTACCTCAGTAAATATGGTATGTCGCATCCTTTCAATCAAAATATTTCTACAAAAATAAGTTAAAATTTGTATCGGTTAGTGTGTAATTTTATTTAGGTGAGCTCTATTGATCCGCCGCCTGAGCTACAAGATAGTTGATGTACTTCTCCTTGGCCGTGCTTGTCTCGTCAGACACAAACCCCATCTCGTTGTATGCGCCTTCGCCCATGTCGTAGATGTAGTACTCGCCGCCGAATATATTGCCCAGCTCGATAGCCTTCTTAACCTTGAAGCCTTGGTTCATGGTGATGTTCTGGCCTATGCTGTACTCGTACCTGCTGAGGATCTCGTCAACGTTCTTGAGCTGTTCCTCGTATGGTAATCCCTTAGTGGCAACCTTGATGAGTGAGTGCGCGTACTTGTTCATAGCTACCTGCTTGGTTACCATGTCTTGGTTCCTTGATATCGCGTGCTCCTTGATACCGTTCAGCACCTTGCCAACCTCGGCGTCTCTCTCCTCCTTGGTAATCTTACCAGCGCCCACCTCGTAGTCTAGCTTGTCAATCTTCTGCTTCGCGTCGTACTCCATGTCCTTGAACTCTTGGATAAAGTCCTTCATTCTCGGTGCAAAGTCGTCGGCCACGTTCTTACCGAACGCCCTGATCACGTCGACAGATATCACGTTGGTCCCTAGGAGGTGGCGCACCAGCTCGTCGTTCACGTCCCGCTTGTAAGACTCCTTCTCGTAGTTCTTGTCCACGTCCGTCGCCGCAATAAAATCTTGAGTCGATTTAATGAAGCCGGGCTTGGACCTGTCTAACGCATAGCCAATTGTGTTGTACGTTAGATCCCAAAGGTCGTCGTTCATCGTGGTTATCTGCCCACCCCTGTAGTCCTTGTTAGTATATATCTCCTTGGCAACGCTGAGCACGGCCTCCTCGCCGAAGAACGGCTGGAGTAACTCGACCATCGCGGCGCCAGCTTTGGAGTCGTCTGGTCTGAACTCGCCGGTGTTAGAGTACGCGTTGTATGCCTTGGTCATAAAGTTGAAAGGGTTCATCCAGTCAAGGTCGACCATCGAGTATCCGCGCGCCGTCTTCTTTAAAACAATCTTTGTGTTATTCCTAGAGTACTTAGGTGCGCCCTCGTATATCACGCGCTCGTCGTCGTCGTCCTCATCTGTACCACCACATGCTGAGGCGATCAGCTGGGCGATGGTATTAACCGCAATAACAGCGGCGCCATACGACGTCAACCTCTTCACGCCTACAGCCATCTGTCTCTTGTTCTTGGTGGCCGCGCCCTCGTTTATATCCTTGACCGCACGCAATGGTATGGTCACCGATACACGCATAGCCTCGGCTACGAATGTAGGGAACGTGCCCAGAAGCGGTGATGCTGATAGCCTCTTGACAATCTCAGGCGCGTTGTCGTACACGATGTTGGTTTCCTTAAATCTAGACACCGCCATGTCGCGCTGCTCTGCCTTTGACTTGGAAGGGAACATAAACTTGACGTCGGCAAGCTCAGCCTCGTACTGCACCACACGGTGGATGTTATCCATCATCTCGTACACGCCGACACTCGCATTCTTTACTGTAGATAAAGCCTTCTTGACCCTGTTGAACACGTTCTTGTAGTTCTCTTCTGGGTCTATGGTAAGGTTCACCGCGCCGTAAGCCTCCTCGATAACCTTCCTCATGACAGAAGAGTCAACGCCCGATCCTATAACCCCCGCCTCTATAAGGTCTAAGAGGTACTGGTCGTCTGCCTTGCCCAGCTCCTTGAACCCGTACTTAATACCTTTTGGCATCTTTGCAAACAGGCTGTACACGTGACCGTTAGCCAACGGCATCACGATGTTGGAGTAGAAGTTTCTTACCATAGACCTTGGGGAGAATACGGTCTGACCCATCTTCCATCCCGCAGCAATCTTACGCAGTGCAGGAATCTTATAGTTAGTGTCCACCTTGCCGAGCATGTCCGCGATCTCCGGGGTGGTGTACATTCCCATCAACGGGTCGTACTGGTTCTTGCTGCCCTTGATCTGCTCGCCGAACTCGCTCGACTTGGTGTCAAAAAATATCTTGTCCTTACCTATAGCCGCCACCCCGGTCAAGAACCTCTTGTTCTCGGCGAAGTGTATCATGTTGGCCATGGTGTTGTAGAAATTCGTCATCGGGTCTGTGTATTCCCCAAGGAACGCCCTCAACACGTCTGGTATATCCTTACGCTTTCTAAGCATGTTGTCCATAGCCTTGCCCATCTCGCCACCAGTCCTTATAAACTCTGACAGGTCAAGCCCCTTGTCTACCCTAGCCATAGCAGCGAGCATGCTGTCGATGCTGCCTAGGTCTAGGTCAGGGTACTGAGACTGCAAGAATTTAAACGCCGCGTCATACAGCGCCTGCATCTTTGGTGACCTGTCCGCCTGACCAGCTGCCGTGCTCAACCCCTTTGGGAACATAGCCTTGTTCCAGCTTCCATTGCTGAAGGCCGCGTAGCTACGGTTCATGTACACCCCGAGGTTGTTGCTGATGGCACCGTACAAATTAGATGTCGGGTCGACATAGGTCTGTACCTCGCCGGACATGTAGTCGATGTCCTGACGCATGCCGAGGACAATGTCCTGTAGCTCGTCTGATATTATATTGGAAGTACTAGGCTGTACCTGACCCGTGAGTAGGCTGTTGATGTGGCTGATTGCCGCGTCGATCTCCGCCTGCGTCTTCCCCTTAAATTCTTTTTTAAACTGTGCGCTGAATCTCTTAGCCGTACCCTGCATCTCACGCATCCTCTTCTTGATAGAGTTCTCGGTAGCCTTGTTCATGTCGCGTATCTCGCTATGGAATCCTTTACCAAACCAGTAGCTGAGGAATGACTTGACAGAGCTGAATCGCTGAGGGACTAGCCAGTTCTTTGAGTTGCCCACGTACCTTGATCCTATGCCTGTCGCGTTGAAGTCCATCACGCCGCCGGCTACGGATACCATAGCTGCCTCGGTGTCTAGCTTATCTAGCTGAGCGCTGGTGATCGTGGATATGGGGAAGTTACCCTCCAGATCCTTTGCTATAATCTCGGCCAAGTCCTTCGCCTTCATCTTCATGAAGTCACGGTCTGATCCGAAGAGTGACCTAAGGAAGTCGCCGATCTTCTGCATCATGGTCCTGTTCTTACGGGCAAAGCCTGCGTCCTGAATCATGTTGGCCATCGCCTGATTGATGACGTCCTCCATCTCAGTGAACCTGTTGGTGGCCTGCACCTCGTCTATGTAGGACTTGTTCTCTGGCTTCATGATCTCAGCCTTGAACGCCTTGTATATGGCAGGGTCAACCTTCTCCGCTATCTTCAACCATAGCGAAGACATCGCCGCTAGGGACGTGCTGCTATTCATCGACGCGGGGTTGATGTATATGTTACCCGACTCTATGACCGCGATGACATTGTCGAACGTGTCGTACACATTCACCGCGTCAGGGTTAGATGCCGCCGCAGTGTACTGCGCTTGGTTAACCGAGATCGATAGGTCTGGGAATTTCTTTGACATCATATCAAACACCACACCCGACGCTCCCGCGCTTGAGGATGATCCCCTGCTTGACTTGGTCTTTATCTTTCTGTTCTGCTTGAGCGCTGTGTACTTAGGGTTCTTGAAGGTCACCGTGTTGGCAACCACCTTCTCGATAAGTATAGGCTTCTGTGGCTTGATAGACTCGGCACGTAACGCCTTGCCGCTTCTTAGCTTCCAGTCAGCCACCACCATGTCGAACCCTTTGTCCGCTGCTATCTTACCTACCCATCCCACCTGCTCGTTGAAGTCGAACGCCCTTGTGGGGTGTGCCTTTCTGAACTCCTTCTCTGCCTTTGGCAAGAGGTTAAGTGGGTCCTCATTGAACGGGTAAACCTTGTCCTTCGGGATGAGCACGGCGTGCTTGAACCCTCCGGTGAAGGACTCCGCAATGTCCGGGTCGGTGTAGTACATGCTAGCCTTGACGGTGCGTGACGCCTCGTCCCTGCCCGTAGCCCTGTTCTTGCCCAAGAATTTTGGGTCAATGCTTTTCTTTGTAAGGTCTTGGTCGCTGTAATGGAAGAACACGTAGTTACCCTCGCCATCCTCCACCATCATCGCGTCCTTCTTCGTGCCGTACACGTGGTTCTTCTTTGACTTCACCTTGATAGGCGGCAGTGAAGACTTCTTTGGTTCGGCTGCCGTGACAGGCTGAGACTTGAACATCTCGGGCATCTCGCCCTTCATCTTGCTAGGGTCTAACACCCCAGAAGATATAAGGTTAGTGACCTCGCCGTTGTGCAGCATGGTCGCAAACTTTTCAAACGAGTGCTCCTCGCCTTTGTACTTTACCTTACAAGCCATGTATTATCCGAATAGGTTTTCTTCCAACATAAGTAACTCAAACTTGCTGCCGGTGTTAACGCCGAGCAGCTTGTTTATCATGTCGCTGTACTCAGCAACCGCCTCCTTCTGTTTAACTCTATAGTCTTGTAGGAAGTCGAAGACGCACAGGTCGCCGATCTTAAATATCTTTGCGCTTGTGTCCTCGTACTCCTCATACAGGGCGTACTCTATATCATACGCCTTGCCTATGATGTCTGTCAACCCCATGAACATTAGGGTAGGCTTCTCAATAACCGGCAAGTCCGGGACCACGTTCCAGTCTATGAGGTAGTCCTCAATCTTCTTGGCGTGAGCCAGCTCGTCCGTGCTCTCCTTGGCAAAGAACTCGGCAGCCTTCATGAAGCCCACGTTCTTGCACCAGTTAGATGCTGATCGGTAGAAGTAGTAGGCCTTGAACTCGTCGCTTAGCCTAGGTAGTAGGAGACTGATGACCTCCTCTGGTAGTTGTACTGGGGTTGGTAGCATATCTTTTTTTATATTGGACACTGGTCATTTTTAGATGCCAGCCCTTTGTCTTCTAATTGTTTGTAAATGTACGACATATTATCAATTATATATTTAGCGGACGGGCTGTCTGCTAATATATTTTTCAGCTCTTCGTTAGCCTTACGCTTCTTCGCTCCACCCTCTGCCGCCTGCACCTTGTTGTATCCCTTCTCGTACTGCTTGAACTTATCCTCCACGTCTACCTTATCGGGTACGATCTGGCCGGTGTCCTGCATATCTGTACCCGCTTGGGATGTTTCTTTGAGGGATTGTTCTACTGCTTTTACAAGTTCGGGATTGCTACCATCTGCTTTGGCTTTATGATAGGCTTCGGCAAGGGATTGTGGCGTAACCTCTCTTAATGTTTCTCTTTTACCAACATAAGAGTCCGTGATGCCAAGGTGTTTCGCTTCAGGGTTGTTTTCTTTTATTATTATACCGTCAATATTCGTAGACTCTTTAACAATGTCGGCAGCGACCTCCCACACATAAAACACCACGTTACCAAATCCGCTATTTATGTTGTCATTCACAAAGGACGGAACTTCTATCCCTTCGCTTTCAAGGAGCTTTTTTATTTTATTGAAACTTGTTCTATTATTTAAACCACGAAGGTCTATATATTTTGAAGTGTCTATATTAAGTTCTTTTACACTACCCTTATTTGCACGAGAAAACCAAGAGGCGTATTTTTTGTTTTTTGTGTGATAGACTATAGGTTCAGAGTCAACGTCACCAACACCTCTATAAAACACGTCTGTTCCGATTAGCTTTTTCATTGCTTCGGGACTCCTTTTCACCAATTCTTTCAACGCCTTAGCCGTAGCTTCCACATCTCCCCCTACTACTGCTTCTGCCATAGCTTCTGCCTTTCCTTCAGACCATACCCACTCCGGTAAAAGCCCCGTCTTCTGTTCAGCAAATACCGTATCTTTAACTGTAGCCTTCCTGTTCTTTTCACCAAACGGACCGTAGTTCAGCCAGCTGTTTTGACCTCTGGTTTCAGTGGTTATGGCAGCAACTGCCGGACCTGTGAACAATCTAACGTGTGCCTGCCATGCGTTCTCTTCACCCCTTGCTCTAAAGGCAGCACCTTCTAGTCCGTGACCGAACGCGTCGTGAACCGCACGGAACAAATCGTTTGCTGTTACGGATTGTTCTTTCCCGTTCTGATCCTTCCATTTAAGCCCGGTGTCTTGGAGCATAGGGTTGTCTTCAACATTAGCGCCAGTTATACCTTCCGTCCCGTAACCAGCATAGGTTCCGTACACCGCCATCTTCTTGTTCTTTCGTAGATCACGCATGGCCTCTGATGGGTTTTCATTATACGGATCCGTTTCATCATCAAAGAAAGAGAACTCATATCCCGCCTCAGTCAGTGCATCATACTGATCTTTTGTCTGACGAATCAAATCATTATACGCCTCCAATACCTTAGGGTTCTTTGGATCGTGCTTCATTTTTTCGTACTCGTCAGCTATTCTTTTAGCCCTGTCTACGTCCACTGCAACATACTCCGCCTGTCTTGTAAACGGAATGCCAAACTTCTTGGCATAGTTATCAGCAACACTTACTAAGTTTGGATCAGGACCTGTCACCCCTTCAATCTTTGGAGCGCCCGGCAGCGGTTCAAACTTCCCTATACCCTTAGATGACTTTGTTTTTATACCTGCTTTAATAAACGGCACTTGCCCGTGACCAGCCTTACCTAATGCAGATCTCTCTTCCATCTCTGATAGAGGTGTGCCTTTAGAGTCTGTCATAAAATCTAAAAAGTTCAGCCTGTCCTTAAGCATGTGTATTTTAACCCGCTGACCATCCACTGTTTTCATAACGCCAGCGTAAGCAATGTGACGCCTTTCGCTAGGATCTTTAGATGACTCATCTTCTAGTTTTAACTTAGAAGGAATTTCAATAACCGCGTAAGCAGATTGAGACGGCACTTCAGAAATGAAACCCTCTTCTTGAATCTTACCAAAGCTGTCTATTATATCCTCTTTATTTTTAAGAGGGAATCCCAATTTCTTACTTAACGATTCAAAGTTTATAAGATCTCCGTTTGATTTTTTATCAAATATATTCTTTATCAAATTTGTAACAACTTGCTTTCTCTTTTCAAAAGATGAAAACTCAGCTTTCATAAACAAATCTTTAATCGATTTGTGCATATCTTTTCCGCTGATGTTCATTGGAAACAAATCCTTACCAGTGTATCCGCTTGTTTTAACAGCGCTTGACATCGCGTTCCTAAAAACAGATAACGGAATATCCCCGTCTTCCACCATGTAAGCTATTGTGTCTACAGTTGCAATCATTCCATCAACACTGCTGAGAACCTTCCTGTTAGACCCCTTGCTAACAACCACATACACAGGAGGTCCGTTCTTATCGATGGCATCATTTACTTGTTTGATTATACTTCTGGCAATTTGAGGGGTGGACGCCCAAAAAGTACCGTCGTCATTAAATTTAACCGCGAAGTATATTCCGCCATTACCCTGAAGCACAACCCTGTCCTTGCTTCCTTTTGGCTGTTTAGTTTTCTCGTCGTAAACTATTTCTTTACCAAAGGATAAATCGCCTACCATTTTATTGTCGGGAACCATCGTAAAAACATTATCAGACCAAGCAAATGAAAACACATCAGCGTTATCTACGATGTAACCCTCCTCCCTTAACTTATCTAACTTAGTTTTACCTTGCTCATCGGTTAGATCAGCAAATAAGTTTACATTAAACTTACCGCCTACAGAGGACTTTGCTTTAAAAGTTTTTACAGTATCAACCACCTCCCTTCCTTCCTGCGCCTCAACCTTTGGAGTTTGGTCATACTCGGCAAGTATGTTCCTGTACTCACCGCCCGCAAGCAACGACATGAACTCTTCCCTAGTGTAGGTCTTGTTGTTGTATATGTACTTACATCCCTTCGGCATACTTGTATCTTTTTAGAGTTCGCAATTTACTTTTAATTTTCCTTCCTTCACCATAGCCTTCTCAATTTTATCGAAGTTATCTATGATAAAGTCTAGGTCAGGGTTGGTCGCCGCGATCTGGTCGCGTAACCTGCCAGCCATGATCCTGTCGTCAACGCTCATGGCCGATGCCTGTGCCGCGTCAACGCCTGCTATCTGGGACGCAGACCTTCTAGACTGCTCCCTAACCTTAGCCTTGCTAACTGGCCTTGACTTTGCCAACTCCTTGGCGCGTTCCTTTGCCAGCCTCTTGCCAGCCTGTAGGTCGATAGCCCTGCCGGCAGCTAGTCCAGATGCCATCGCGTTGATGAACTCGACCACATCCTTCTTCGTGGCGCGGTCGCTGAACACGTTCATGCCAGACACTGACCTGAACACGCTGTTCACTATGTCCTTGAACTTGTCGACAAGGGTGGTTGGAAGTTCAAGCTCTTTATCCGTCACCGCAAGCTGGGCGGTAAGCTCTGTTATGAACTCCTCGGGAGACGATTCTTTGTTGTAGTTTTCTTCCGCCCACTTCTTCAACCGGTCGATAGTAGACCCCTCAAACATCTCAAGGACCTTGTCCCTAAACTTAGCATAAACCTCCGGGTCTTGACCGAACACCTCGAGCAGGACGTTGTGCACGAACTCGTGCGGTGCTACGGCAGCGTCGGCGTTCTCCATGTTAATGTATATGCCGTACACGTTCCCGTCCTCGTCGTAAGCAAACGCCCCGCCCTCCTTTGGGTTAAAGTCTTCGTTTCTGCCCTGAGCAACTAACGCGTCGTGCATCTCCCTTGCTGTCTCGAATACAAACACCGGGGTGTCCTTGCCAAATGTTTTTCTGAACGCGCGTGCCGCCTTGTCTAGGTACTCAAGCACCGCCGCCTTCGGCTGTCCCTTGTACTTATCTTTAAGCTCAGTCTTGCGAGATGGTGTATACTCCCCCGGTTTAGTCGTCGCCGTCTCTGCTACGGGCTGCTGCTTTTCAGCTGCCTTTGGTATTGTAAACGCTTCAGTTGTAGCTATAGGTTTGATTACATCGCTATCACTAAAGTCCGGGTAAATGTTTTTAAAATTCTCCTTCGCCTGTTTTTCTAATATCTCTACGATATTACTTGGAGTGTTTTCATTCAACTCATATGAAGCAAAGGAATAGTTGTCTCGGCCTGCCGTCTTATTCTTTCTTGATGTTGCTAATTTAAGGCCGACTACTACATACTTTTTACCACCCTGTTTTACAACCGTGGCAAAGGATGCTTTCTTTTGAACGAGGGCCGCTACTTTTTTAGAAGATTTTGGATTGAACTCTGCGCCTTTAGACGCCTGCTCTATAGCCTCCTTCTCTTCACGGATCATGCCGACCGCCTCCTCTGGGGTGGCGCCCATCTGTACAAAGGCCGTCGCCGTGTCGAGGTCATCTCCCTCAAGCGTGTCGTCGAACTCTATCACAGACATCATGGCGTCGTCGTATGCCGCCGCGTTGTCCGTCTCCTCCTCTATTGTTATAGCAGGCGCGCCGTCGAAGTCTACTTCTTGCGTGCCTTGAACCACTCCACTTGGTGTAGTCGTCTCTGTGCCTGTTCCTTGGTCAGGTTGGTTTTGGACAGTGGTTTGTTGTCCTCCGACACCACCTGATACCCCTTGCTTGTTTTTCTGATCATCTGATTTTAGGTATGGTTGTTCTACATTAAACTCTTTACTTACCTCCTCGAACACGGTGTCGAACATAGCCTGAGGCGCAAGGCCTATGGTCTGCTCTGCTGCCTTGAGACCCACGTCGACGCTGAGGTCGTCGTCCATGATGGACAGGGTGTCGCCGTTCGGCAGCTTCATGTTAGCCACGTTGTTCTGGTCAGGCGCCCATGACGGGTTGCTCTCCGTGTTAACGAACTCGGCGTTAGAGTCGATGTCCTCCTGAGATCCTACAACGACAGCACCCTTGCGGCCTGCCCTGTTGTTGGTACCCTCAGGGACAAACACGTAGTTGCCCTCTGGTATGGTGTCGCCGACGTTGTCGACCATCTTACCATCGGACATCTTCATCGTGCCCTTCATGCCGTTGTACGCTACGGGTATTCCTTCGGCAGCTGCTGTTCTGACGGGGTTGGCTGCTCGTTCATTTGCTGCTCTAGCCTTCTCAATAGTTCCAGCTGCGCGGGCTTGGGTAGCTGTGCTACTTTTAGTCTTCGATCTATACTCATAGTTTTCTATTTTTTGAATCCTTTCTTCTATCACCCGAGACATGCTCAGCTTCTGTTGGTCTGTAAGATCCTCCCTCTTGTCGATGTCGTCCAGCAAGGTGTACAGGTTGTCCTCTGCGGTGGCGATGTCCTTGTCGTTGACAAACTCTTCGCCCTCCATCATCGTCTCCACCTTGCCTACTGTAGGGTACACGGTTGTTACCAAGCCTGACATTACATCTGTCCCAACATCTGTAGGCTCTGGGGCTGGCTGAGCTGCCGTCTCTTTAATTATCTTGTCCTGCTCGTATATAGACATGATCTCTTTGTCGATGCTTTCGATATCCTCCTTGTCTAATGGAAGCAGGCCAGTCTCTTTACGTGCGTCTACAATGCTATTCTTTAACTGAATAAGGTTGAACACCCTGTCCTTGTTATCTCCTGTAAGCTCTGCGTATGACGGTATATTGTTCAGCTCGTTGGCTAATTTTGTTAGCTCACCAAGGTCCTTCATCTCCTCTACCGTGGCACCAGAGTTTGCCCAAGCCACCTGAATATCGGCGCCGTTCTCCCCCATGTTTCTCAAGGTAGCCTGCTCCTGTGGTGTTCTGTACTTGGTACCAAACTTCATCACGCCCAAGAACGCAGGAGGAAGTGATCCGGAAATTCCACTCTCAACAACAGCGCTCATGTTCCACCCCGCGTGAAGTACCTCCCTTCCAACAACACCGTTGACAGCGTTGTTTACTGCTTGGTTCAACACCTCGGATGCGGACTCTTCCAGAAATTCTGGGGCAGCCTCGTTGAATATACTCTTAACATACTGTGGTGCCCAAGCGGTCACCCCATCCTCAAACCCTTTCTCTCTGATCAGGCTGCCTAAGCTATACCTCTGCGCAGGGTTGAAGACGTCGATCTCGTTGAATAAGCTCTCGCCTATTCCACTCATGACGCCCACCATGTTAGCTACCACACCAGCTTCTTGCTCGCTCATGCCGCTCTTTAGCGCCTGTCTGTAGGCGTCGCCTTGGCTCATAAGGTAACCCTGCATAAATCCGGAGGTGACCTGAGCCGCCTTCATCATCTTCGCCCCGCCGCTCAATCCCTTCACAGCAAGTCCGCCCACGCCACCAAACAATATGCTTGTCGCGTAAGAACCAAAAGCCTCAGCCGTCTTGTTCATAAACTTAAAGGCTGAGCTACCCTCTGTAATGCTAGTACCTGACTCTGAGAATATAGTATTCAAGTCAGTGCTAAAGTCATATAATCTTTCAGCAAAAACTTCTACAGCCGCGTTTGATCCAGCGCCACCTAACGCCTCAAGGGTTACCTTTGGCGCCTGAGCAATACTGAAAACTGAAGTGGCTAGCGCTGATCCCATGGTGTCAAACAAGACACCTGCCTTTTCGCTGTACGTCCCCTCCTTTGCTATCCTATTCCTTTCTGCCTTTGATTTCTCGTAAAAATCCTTTTGTATATTAGATCTCCAATAGTCTTTATCTATAAACTCGTATGCCAGCTTAGACTGACCAAGAGAAGTGTAGGTATTATTTAAGCTGTTCAGCTTGTCTTCGGTAACGCCAGTGGTCTGCTGTACCTTATCATAATCCTTAGTCAGCGTGTTGTACTGCTCGTAAAGCCCTTGAAGTTTCTTACTGTTCACTCCCGGTACAAGGTTGCCGTTCTCGTCAAAGATAGAAGAGTACCTTGACTGGACCTCTTTAGCTTTCTCTGACGCTATGTTGTACTGATCGATAAGTTCTTGAGCCTTTACTGCCTCGGTCGGGTTCAGGTCCTGCCTCATCGATCCGTCCTGCGCCATGAATGGCTTAAGCTGCGCTTCAATATTTTGAAGCCCTTGACCTATAGGGGTCATCTCGTCCTTGTACTTGTTGTACTTGACTATGTTCTCGTCGCCAGAAATGTTCAACAGCTTTGACTGGTCCTTGATCTGCTTCTCTACATTCTTCATGTCGTATAGCATACGCTGACCGTCAAGCTGGAATGTTCTCATGTCCATGGTAGACTCGATATCACGAGCCGCCTTGAGATCGCTAAGCTGTCTAAACTGTAGCGCCTCCTTTGTAAACGAGCTTGCAAAATCCTCCTCCTCATAAGACAATTGCTGACCGTTGTTTCTCTTGTAGTCTATCTCGTCCATTCGACTCTTGTACTGAGAATATCTTGACGGGTTAGTCCCGTTAAGGTACATCATAAAGTCGCTCTCTAATGTTCTAAACGCCCTGTCAACGTTGCCCTCTGCTCTTAGTTCAGATATAAGACCGCCGCCCTTCTTCTTCGACTCAAGCAATAGCTCGTCTAGGTTTATATTTTTAAATGCATTGGGCGCATACTTTTGGTATTCAGCAACCTCCTGCATTTTTTTAGAGTGCATGTCGCGCATAGCCTGAACAGACATACCCCTAACCACTGGAGAGTCTGGGTCTAGATTTATTTCAGACGCCAGCTTAGACCTCTCCTGTATTTTGTAAACATCAAATTGTGAGTACAGGTCTGGCACGTCCTGCAATATTGTACGAGGTTTTTTATAGTCGTACTCTGTATCACCTATAGTAGGTACATAACCCGGAGAGTATATACCCTTGTCTAACTCATCCTGTCTCTCAGCTAAAGCGTCAAGATCTTTCTTAGCGCCGGCCAATTTTTTTTCTGCACCAACCTCTCCCGCTTTTACTTGAGACTCATACAGCCTGACCTCTTTTTCTTTGTCGGCGGTAAGCTCTGTAATCTTTGTGCGACTCAGAGCTTCTGTTGACTCGTCCAAGGGCATGGTAGATGCCAAGGAAGGGTTGATATAATACAGCTGCTTGTTAAGTAACTCTATCTTCTTTTGATATAGACTAGATATAGGGCCGCCCTCACGCTTAGACATTGCGTCTCCGTTAGATTCCAGCTGCCTAATCTTGCTGTCTATTTTTAATATCTCTCGGTCCATAGAGGCAACCTTAGCCACGGCCTCACCAGAAATTCCCTTTAGATTATCAGCTACTGTGCGCTGCATATTAGCTGACTCTTTCTGCAAGTCAGGAACCTTAAGAGACATGGTGCCGGTCGGCGTGTACGTGCCAGATGGAATATCTTTCTTTTTTACATCGCCTTGATTTTTACCAACCGCCTGCTGAGACTTCTTTAGTTTTATAAGCTGCTGATTCTCCTGATCGGTGAGCCAGTTACTGTTTGTCTTTAGCGCGCTCTCGTACTTGGACTGGAGGCGGTCGATCTCCTGCTGTACAGGGTCAGACGTTGCGCCACTCGGTTCTGAAGGCTCGGGCTGCTGCGCTGATTGAGCGCTTGAGCTTGCCGCACCACTGCCCGAAGGTGAGGCGGGTTGCTTTCCCAAGCCGTACTTAGTTGTGATAGCGTTGTACCTCTCGTCCGTCAGCTCTTGGTCTGGGGCATACTTAGCATAGAAGTCAAGGAGTAACTGCCTGTCGTTACCCATATACTTGGCGTCAATAGCGGCCAATCTTTCGTCCGTTAATTCCTCGTCCGGCGCATACTTCGTGTAGAAGTCCTGCAGTAACTGTTTTCTATCTGGCATAATTATATTGGGTTCTTAGGGTCAAATGTTTTTGTTTTCGCAGCGGGAGCGGAAGTGGACGCGCCTAACGATGCGATCCATTTGTCGAACTCTTGTTGAACAGCAGAAGGGAATACAACCTTATTCTCCGGGGACATCGGCATGTATATGTCCTCAGCCTCGTGAAACTCCACAACGTACTGGCCTGCGTCCTCTTTTAAAGATGCGCCAACGTCGCCTGCCTGCTTCTGACTTTCTAGGAATGCCGCAGCTCCTGACTGTTCCTCCTTCTTGAACACTCTCTGGGTGGTCTTAGAGCTGAACTTCTTGGCCTTTATCCTTCCAAACACTAAACCGTTTGCGTCCTCCATAGCGTAGAATCCTAAGGGGACAACCTGCTCAGATTTTCCATCCTTTGATGTAAGTGTGATAGGAGTGTAGTCGACCTTCTTCTTGCCTACTATATTCTTGATGCCCATGAAGTTCTTTGGAGCAACCTTCAAGCCCGGGTATATATTCTTATCGGTAACGTCGGCGAAGTCCCATGTGGTCCCCTCCTCTGTCCCCTGACCGTAGTTCACGTATGTGCTGCTGCCCTCCTTGCCTGACGCCTCCTTCCTCTTCTCTCCGAATCCCATAGCGACGTCGGTGTAGTAATCGACAAACTTATCCGGGCTGTCCCAAGATCCTGCCTTGACCCCTTCCGCGTACACGTCGTCCCACTGGTTGTCCTGTGGGTTGAGCAGCGTCTTCTCTATCAGACCCTTTACGTCATTACGGTTCAATCCTGTAGTTGACTGAAACGTCCCGTTGCCGGTCTGTATCTTATTAACCTCTTCCTGTAGACCAAGGTCCTTGATGTACTTGACAGGGTCGAACACCTGCTGGTAGGGGTTGTTGTTGTAAAAATAATTCTTTCTATCCTTGAGTGTAGTCTGCTGTGCGTACCCCTTGTTGAACTCCACGAGGGCGTCCGGGTCGTACTTGGTAGGGTCGGCGGTCACCTTCGCCGTCATGTTCGAGTAGTCAGTCTCTAGCTGCTTGCCCTCATTTGATAGCATCTTTAGCTTCATTATGATCGGGGCTGCCTGCACCTTGAACTCTGCGCTGTCCGGGTCTAGCCCACGCGCTGCGGCGTCTGCCATGATCTCGCTGAACGCCTCGACCTGCTCTGTGATCTCCGCCTGATTGGAGTAGTACACCTCGGCAGGGACGATGTCCTCGAACTTATACTTTGCCCACTTAGCCTTGTTCTCGAGCGCAGCCTTCTTAGCAAGCGCTCGCTGCTGCTGCTCTAGCGTTATAATGTTCGTAAAGAACTGGTTCGGGTCGAACGTGCTCTGGTCTAGAACAACTGCATACCCGCTGTTTCTTTCTGGCGCTATCCCTGCGGCGGGTGCGTTTGGTATTCCTAGTTCCATTATTTTTTATATCGATTTTCTATCATAGCCATGGTTGCGGGCATAGGTAGCATCGCTGTTTTCCATAGCTTGTTTTCTTTTGTTCCTTCAGTATTTACCCTTTCTATAAAAGTTTCTGCGGACATATTTTCATCAGATTCTTTGCTTATCCTAGGGAAATCATCCATGTACACCATGCTTCCTATTGTTCTTCTTGCCCCATCTCTATCGTCATCACTTGGGCACTTGCCTTTCATGTTACACTCTTCCCCTTCGTAAGTCCAGTTACCTTGCATAAAATCTTTCCATGGGATGTTAGGGTCTGTAGCTACCTTACTGCTTGTTTCACTATCTCCAAATTTAAACGCAGCGCCCTCACTCGGTGTTGCTTTTGAAGAACCTATATAATTACCTTCGTCGTCTACTATGTCTGCGTATAAGTCAGGGTACTCTTCCTTCAACGCTTTAAGTTTAGGCTTCATTTTATTCTTAACACTTTGCAAACTACCCTTAGGATGAGTCGCCCTCTCTAACCATTTCTTTTCGTCTTCACTTAGGTCTTCTTTGAATAAAAATTCAATTGCATTCTTTTGGTCTTTAGGTGACAAGCTCGTTCCTCTCTTCTCGTTTAGATCATCAATATCTTTGAAATATCCTTCTTGGTCTATTAAGTCACCCAACATAGGTATAGCAAACCACGCAGGGCTATGTGCAGACGTTGATGAATAACACTTGCCTGCTTTACAATCTTCGGAGTTTTGATAATTATTTACAGCAGCACGCCAATCCACAACGCCATTTACCATAGGTAGGGGAACTTCTTTAGTGTATGGTTCCCAGCGTCTAGTTTGTCCCGGCATTGTGCCTAGCAACTCTTCGCTTTTATACGTCATTGTCACCTCTCCATTTTCAGGCTCAGTCGACGCCTGCTCCGCAAACTTCTGAAGCGAAGGGGACGACTTGATAATGTCCATAGGAAGGCGAGATACCATCTGTATCGTAGATTGCAACGGGGTTATCTTTGAAATGGCAGGAGCCTCTGGAGCTACCACCGCTGGTGTTGCAGGTGCTGCCTCATTAGGATCTGGTGTTGCGTCGCTTATTAGCACCTCTTTTCTTAACTCAGAAAGTTGTTTGTATAACTTATCATCAAGTTCCTTATCTTTTCTGACAGAAGGATCATTCCGTTGTCTTTCCAACTCACGATATTTTTCATAGTCTTCTTTTGACTTCCATACATTTCCATTTGCCGATGTAAACGTATTGTCGCCAGATGACTTAACATCTCCACTTGGTGCTGCCGCAGCCGCAGCCGCCACATCCTGTGCCTGCATCTGATCCTTAATGTATTCTCCCTCTGGTATAGCGCCAGCCTGTACCGCGTTCATAGTCTGCTGAGCCTGAGCAAAGCCGGGGCTTACAATAGCTGGAGCAGGAACTGCTGGAGCAGGAACTACTGGAGCAGGAACTACTGGTGCGGGCTGAGAAGGGATCACGGCTGTAGGCTGAACTGGTGCTGTATTTGAAACGACAGGGGGCGTGACATTTAGTGCACCTACACCTCCGTTGTTAGCCGTTCCAGTTGTAAAAGAATTTCCACCAGTCGCCTGATTGACAACGTCGTTAAAAGGCTGCTGGTTAACTAACGGCGACTCAGCCAACCCGTCGGTAACTCCGGGGATTGTGTTGAACTGTATGCCTGTAGTCTGGCCCGGTATCACGCTTGTTGCGTTGGCATCGCCCATCATCGGGGAAGATGACCTTACCCTTTCCATTATACTCTTAAACTGTGGCTGGCCTATACTATTAAATCCTTGTAGGTTGGGGTTAAACTGAGGTGTGCTGGCAGGATTAAAAGACTTTAAAGTCCCGCCTATTCCTTGTACATTGGACATGCTCTGACCTACCGCGTTGTTGTAAGGTGTTAAATTTACACCCTGCTTGTTTATAGGATTATCAAACATCCCCATGCTCTTCATCATGAGAGCGTTCGCGCCCACACCGGCAAGACCCTTGACCGCCTGATAGGCGTTGATCTTCCCAGCCTCCGCAAGAGCAGATGCTGCCTGTGCCTCCTCGGCATAGGGCTGGTACACGTTAGTCATCCACGCCTTGTCCTCGTACTCTCCACGGGTCATCAAGGCCTGCTGTGCTAGCTGGTCGCGGCGCTGGTAGTCCTGAGCCGCAGCCAACGCCATCTGGTTCTGTGCGCCCATCTGTGCGCCGTAGACCCCTGTCATCGCTGCCAAGGCCTCTGGCCCAGACGTCGCGTTCTGTGTGATATTGTAAAGGGCGCCCGATGACGCCTGATCTATAGACTGTTGATAAGCATCCTGACCCGGCATCTGAAAAGAACTCGCCGCGTTAATAGCGCGCTGAGTTCCCTGCATGACACTCTGTGGAATCTCATACTGCGGGCGCTCTAAATTATCAAGCATCTTGCGGGCCTTACCACTCTGGATAAAACCCTGAACGCCTTGAACCACTGCGGGTACGGCGGACATTGCAACCATTGCTCCTAATCCTACTGGCATAGTAAATATATTTATTACAAATGTAGTAAAAACATATCAACGAAGAGCGGCAACTAACAAAGACTTTTACTCTATAGCCTCGCTCGGGACGTAGTTAACCTTCGCGCTGATCACCACAATCTTATCTGCCGGTGAATCAAAGCTCACGGTGTGCGCCGCTGTGTAGCCACGCATCTCCTTGCCGTTCAGTCTAGCCAAGTCCACCGTGGCTAGGTAAGGTATGTCAACGTTCTCGTCAAGCTCGTCCCTCTGGTACTCAGCCCACACACCGTTCTCGTACTTCTCAAACAGTGAGGTGTCTATTGTGGTGGCCATCGCCGCATAGTTCAATCCCTCGGTGACGTTCACGTATACCGTAGGAACGGTGTTGGTTCTCAAGCCCAAGGCTAGTGGCCTCTTGACTAGCAACGGCGAGTGGTTGAACACGAACTCAAAGTCGAACGGGTACTGTACACCAAAGAAGTTACACTCCGTGCCCTCGTTGCACACATACAGCTGGGCGTCGTTGCCGAACTCTACAGCATACCCGCCAAGGTTCTCCGTCCAGTCTGGCACGTACTGTAGAAATGATTTCCATCTGCCCTCGCCAAAATTAAACGCGGCACCGTATGAAGACTCGCCGTCTGTTATCCAAAACTTATACTCGGCGTTGAACTCGTCCACCCCGCTAACGGAATCCCATGCGGATGGTCCGCCATTCAGCGCAATAAAGTTAGTCAAGGATGTGGTGTACTTGTTGAACTTGAGCTTCTCGCTTGAGATGTCCTGCTGCCCATTGTTCAAAGACATAACAAACATACCAGAGTTGTAGTCGTAGTAGAACAGCTGACCCTCCACCACGCGCACGCTGCCCGGGTGTACCGTTCCGTATAAGCTATCGTAAGGGTTGACACCACCGAATGTTCGGTCGGTGTAGCTAACGTTCTGTCCGCCGTCACCGCCAACAGCCATGGTGCGCTGTATGTAAACGCTCGTCTCCTTCCTTGCCTGTATGACCTTGAGGGTGTAGCCGTTTATGATAATACGATTGATCGATCCAAACTCCTCGCTCATGTCCTGCTTGTTCAGCAGGTTGAAGTCAAAGCTGCACAGGTTGTTGTTGTTGCTGTTGTCTATGTAAGCGCCGCCGTGTATGATAGATGCTGTAAGCTCGCGTCTTCTGAACAAGGTATCCTGTATACCTATCCTGCCGTAGTCACTCCAGTTACTGATGTAGTAGTCGGATACGCTAGGGTCCTCGACGTAGTACCTCCATAGCCAGAAGTTATCTGGTAGCTTGTTGGATATCCTTGGTCGGACATACACGTCACCGAAGTTTAATTCTAAAGTAGCAGGCGTGTCGTCCGTCTGGTTCGTGTTAAACGTGTAGGTGAGGTAAGTCAATCCGGGTGACGGGTCAGCTACGGTTATAGTACTCTCGTCGGCTACAGGGTCGTAAGAAACAAATGAAACCTGAACAATAAATGAAAACCCTACCGCCGGCGTGAACGTGATCGTGTAGTCGCTACCCGAATCGGTAAGCACCGACAGGTCACCGCCCACGACAAAATCAAAACCTCCGGGCGCTGGGCTAGAGATAACATCCTTAGCCGCGTAGCTGTCCCCCTCGTGCTTCCTATTCGCCGTGTACGGGTTGAGGATGTTCTTGATCATCCCGATCTCAAACCAAGGCTCGTTGATCGCATCCTTTCTAGGGGTGTATATCTCTATCAAGAATCCGCCAGACTCGTCTACCAGAGGCACGTAGTCAAACTTTGTTACCCATATAGCCTCGGCACCATCCTGACCGCCAGCGGCGTCATAAGACTGCACCTCTACCTCTATATAGTTGCTAACATATGCAGGCAAGGTATCCACAAATGAGGCGGACACGGTAAGGAATCTTACAATATCCCCCTTCTGCGGGGTGTGGTTGACGTTCGCTTGAAACGCGCTCTCGTAATAATTATCAAGGGTCAGCTTCCACAGCTGAGGGTTCTCAACATCAAGCTCTAGTATAGTAACGGTACGGTACTGAAAATTCAAAACCTCCGTGGTCTTCCTAGCTAGTATCTGGTAGTACCTAGCCCAGCTTGGAGGTTCATGCTTCACGTACATACGAGGGGATACCCAGTACGGTGAGTGAGTGTCGGCAAATTTATCTGTAATTTCTATCCCATCCTGTGATGGGTATGGGACGTACACGCTTGCCGTGTCAGAAGTTAAAACACCCCCGCTTCTCATTCCCCTGTCGTAGTACTGTATACCGAACTCGTGAGTCGCGCCCTTCTTCAAAGACTGGTACGGCTTTGTAAGAATTAAAGTTTGACTCTGTCTTTGCCCCATAGCCTGAAGCCAGACCGTTGCGTTTGGTGCGCCAGTCGGCTCAATATTGCCAGTCAATAAACTGATTGCACATGGATATCCTGCGCTTGTTAGTGCAGTAACTAAGTCATCCCCTAAATTCGCTAATGTTCCGGCAGCTACATCTGCGGCTGTTATAACAAGATTAATATTAAAAAAAGTACCCGCGCTAATTGTAGGATCGTTCTGAAATTGAAAGGAAATAATATCACCCTCTTGATAAGGAAACGTTGTAAACACAGAATCAAAATCAACTTCTTGTATAACTCCAAATTGATTTTTAACATCATAAAAAATTATTCCACTCTGTGCAGTCGCGTTCCTAATCTCATGCAGCACCCTAGCCCCGTCTAAGTCAATCTCGATTGGATCATAACCCTCAACGAAATTACCGTAGCACAGCTGCTTGGTCGGGAGTAGCTCCATAAAGCCGGACACCTGAGGCACGCGGTCATAGTTTCTTAAGCCCTCGGCGAGGGTGATGGGTATGATAGCGTTGAGTCCGTTGAAGACAACCTCATAAGTCGTGTCATCTGATATACCCTCGAGCGCCTTGTCAAGCTCGGTGAACATTCCAAACTGTCCGATGTTACCAGAGCGGACAGCGACCCTCAACTTTTTTACAAGGAAGCTACCTGTCGGTACCTCAAGCGTTATGATGTTCTCTGCAAGGGAGTCCAAGTAGTTACGACCGCTGATGAACTCCTGCTCCACCGGGATCGGAAGCTCTGATATGGGGGACCACACACTCTCCTCGTCGTTCTCGTACACCCACTGTGTCATGAACTGGTATAGCTGCCCGTATAATTTATTTGAAAAGATGTTAGGGTCTGTGCCGTACTCTATTGTAGCCGCCGCGTATGGTGGCGGGTACTTGATGACGTCGAGTACCTGCTCGGTTATGCTAGGGTACCCCGCTATAGCGGAGTCGATGTTCAGCATGCGTGGGGGATTAAAATCCCAGTAGCCCTCGGCGTCTATGATATAGGAATTGAAGTAGCCGTCGGTCCAGAACAGTAGCCTGTTAGCAACCTTGGCGTCGTACACCTTGCTCGTCACCTTGAAGTTCAAGATGCCGTCCTGTAATATTAAGGTAAAGTCCTGAGTGGATATGTTGTACTTCCAGATGCTGTGGTCAAGGTCACTGTTGTGAACAAAGAACACGATCGAGTTATCCTCTACCCATGGGCAGCTGCCTATGACGGTGTTGATACCAGCCGCCAACTCATCGTTCTCGTACAGCAGGTTGCCAGCCATGGACGTGATCGCCCCGTTGTTGCTGTCCCCTGCGTTACCGCCACGCGCGTTGTTAGCTGATCGGTAGTCCCCCTCGGGGATTAGCCTCTCCTCGTCGTCGGTGTTGATGCCCCCGTAAAAGAATAGATCCTGTGACTGCTTTGCCATCTAAAAGAAATTTGAACAAAGATAACAAAAAAAGACCCACCTTATTTTGAATAAAGATTATCTCAAGTTCAGGCCGCTTCCCTTGTACAACTCGTCGAGTAGCTCTCTGAGTGTAGGAGATTTTGCGAGGATGTTGCTGTCCCACATAGAGTCCCTGTACTGTCTCTCCTTGTCCTTGCTCCTAGCGTAAGCCTTGTCGATATCGCTGTGCTCGTGTATCTGCCATATAAGATAGTTACGGAAAGCATCCACGTATGGGAGCGGGATGAAGGTGAACTCGCTTACATTCTTTCCGGCACTAAGGTACTCTACAACCCCCCTGCCCACCGGGATACTCTCCGAAAATAATATGCGTCTATTCTCATGGTCAACCCTGTAGTAGTTGACGTTCTTTCCGCCGCCCTCTCCGTACCTCACGTATGAGGCGTACCAGTAACCGGGCATGAAGTATCCGTCCCCCGTGTCTGATGTCTTTGCAGGCTCGCACACGCCGGGCACGTCGTTAAGGTTAATCGTGTTGTCGACCGTCAGGTCCCATAGCCTGCCACCGTGAGCGTAAGCCACACGGCTGATCGCTATAAAGTCTGCTGGCATTGGCCACACCCTGTTCGCCAAGTTTATCTCGATAGGCTCGGACACCAGAGATGGCATCTCAAACCCGCGTAGTTTTTCTTGATAGAAGCTGACAGCTATCTCGAGTAGCCACATATAGTCAGAGCTTGATATCCCTAGATTCTTTGTTCTGGAGATGGTGCTGAGCACTAAGCTCTGTATGTTCTTTACTGGCTGGTCCATTATTTAGCAGGCTGTGTTGGTTTATCCGTGTCCGCGACGCGGTTGTTGTATATCTCTTCAATCGGACTCGCCTGATCCCTCATCATCTGAAGAACCATAGAAAACATCTGGGACTGCATACCCTCCACGCAAACGTTGTCGTTGTCTGATAGGGCATTAAAGTCTGGAAGTATCTGCAAGTCTATCTTGGTCTCGTTAGGGTTGGCGGAGAAGTACATCTTGTTTCCAACTATCCTGTCCACGGAGCACTTGATCATTGGTAAGAGGTAGGACATAATGTTCGCCTCCTCAATCCCCTGACTCACCGGGAAGTACTTCTGCCCCTTGCTAACCCACACTATTCCTGCAAGGCCGTTGATTGGGCTTACCGGAAGTACTATGTAGTACTGACCGTTGGCGGTCATGACGGTGCACTCGTATGGCAGCGCCATGTTGCGTACCATCTTCTTATTCTGAGACGCCAAGTCTGCGTACACCATACTCACCAGCCTTGATATGACCGGCTTCGGGTACTTGCCCTGAAGGTCGCTAGGCGCGTCACCTCCAGCAAGGCGGTTCTGAATAAGTTCTAATAATACTCTCTTTGTTATCATTGACCTTGCTTAGTTTGTGAAGTCTGGTAGTTGAACTCGTCTCTAATCTTGATAGCGTACTCTCTCACGATGAGGTTAACCAAGTCCTCGTACACCGCCTCTGGAAACTCGAACTCTACACTCTCGCTCGGCGTCCCTACTGGGAGCACGGATGAGTTTGTGTGCACCGTCCCCGGTGGTAAGTATATCGGCCTCCCGCCAATGATGTCGTAGTCGAACACCGGCGTGGCTGGCCTGCGTACATAAGTAAATCCTATATAAGTTATGCCCGTTGGTCTTACAAGGAATCGATCGTTCTCGTCAACAGCTATTGGCTGCTCTAGTGTCGGGAACATTAACTCGGTAGACATCCTGTAGCCAAAGTCTTGCTGGTTAAGGAACTCGACCATTCTCAAATTCTCCGTGTATGTACCGCAAGAGTTCAAAAACTGACTGTATGAGGATCTTGCCGTGTAGTAATAATCGTCCGGATACTCTCCGTACCCGTAGCTATCAAGCTCTATAGCGGGAATGTTTGGGCTGCCCACGGTCACGATGAAGGGGTAGAGATCTCGTGAGATCTCCTGCTTCTCCTCGAACACCTTGAGCAGCTCGTTTATCTTATACACGCATATCCAAGGGAGCAGGGCGTTGAAGTTGTTCGGGGTAACATAACCACCGAACTGATCCTTGCCTAGCTTCTCTAGTGTGCGAGCGTATATGTCCCCTAAGTTGAGCATTATATTTAATCTTTATTTTTAATACTGTCTGTAAGCAAAGCCATCTATAGCGTAGAAGGTATTACCAATCTCCGAGCTTGAAACTACAATGACAGTGTTTGTGTTGAACGGAAGCGAGGTGACTGGGTCAATATTAAAATCTCCTATCACCGCCAATGCGCCGCCAATATTAACCGTACCGCCTATCTTCCAGACACCGTCGGCTGGAACATAGCACAAGTTAAATTGTATATCATAAGCGTTATCACCAACCACTAGTCCAAATACAGTTGTGTTAGTATTTGAATTTACAAATTTTATTTCAGTCGCTACGTCTGAAGCTGTTCCCTTTATATTAAACTTGTAAAATATTTTTTCATTTAACCAATCGGCTGGAATGAATAAATTGGCAGAGCCTTCCTCATCAACATAAAAGCCTAGCATTCTAAATTTATGCAAGCCGTTAACGGTAGTCGTTAAAGTGTTTACTTCGTTTGTTAGGTCTAATAAATCATTATACAAGTTTGAAATGACCGTCTGAATGTCGGTAAGCCAAGCGTTGATTAAATTTATTTGATTTCCTAAACTAGTCACCTCGTTGAGTATGATGGCAATAACATCCCAGATGTCTTGAATATCATCAAGGTATGTGCTAGGAGTTAATGACGCTAAGAATAATTGAAGTTGGTCTATTGCATCTTGAATATCACCAGCCGCGTTTTGAGATTGAGTTAAATACGTGGCAATGTTTACTGTGTATTGAGAATATTCTGGGAAATCCGCAATGAAAGCATCAAGCAACGCCACTATCCCGTTTAAGTCCGTTACGACAAATCCAAACGAAACCTCCAAAGCATTTGTCCAAACCTCTAGCTGGTCAACATCATCCGCAAATGTTGAAGACGTTGGGTCTAGCGCTAGAGCTGCTGATTGTATCTGAGTTACTTGCGCTAAAATACCAAGAAGGTCTGCATCGTATGAAGCAATAGCCGCAACAATGGCGTTGTAAGCCTCTAGAGCGTCTGCATTTTCTTGAACCGCATTACCAAGCCCGATGACTTGAAGGTTTAAATTATCAATCTCTGACTGTATCTGAGCGATTATAGACGTTGCGTCTAGGTTGCTGTTGTCAACCCAGTAAGGTACGTCCTGATTCTCATCGCAACATCCGCAGCTGCACTCTCCGCTCTCGTCAAGCACAGACTCTAGCTGAGCCACAGTCGCAGCGTACATGGCGTTGTTCCCACAAGTCTTGTACTCCTTAGCCAAGGCATACAGCTGAAGTACCATAAGTATGGTAGCCTCAAGACCGCTCGCCTGACCTCTCTGGAATGACGCGTAGTACTTGTCCTTTAAGCTCTCGATGCATGGCGTGAGACCACAGAGTGTTCCAACGCATGTTACAGCCGTCTCGCCCGTATCCCTTACAGTGTAAGTGTAGACAAGCCCGTCGTCTTGGGTCACGCTCATGTTCAAAACAAGCACGTGAGTCCATGTGCCGACAGCAAGCTCGTTAAAGGTTAGGCTAGGAGATGTCGTGGTAACCGGGTTTGTATCAGGCTCTGGGTACAGACCGTTAGGGTAGTATCCGCTAAGTGATCTGCTCACAATAACCTGACCCGTAGGGATCACAGAGCTGTCCGCAAATATGATCTGGCCGAACTGTGTGCTCTCGCAGTCGTATGTTGTTGTCACCGCAGGGGTAACAAAGTTGCACCCGTTCCATGTGTAAGTGCTGCCAGCAAAGGCTGCGCGGGTAACGTCAAAGGAAAAAGTTCCAGTCGGTATACCCTCGTTCACTAGGGTAGTCTGTGTGACTACGATTGTGGATATATCATCGCCCGTATCATAAGTAGCCGTAGCTACAGTGAACGTGCCGTTGTTCTCGGTCTCCGTGTTGCCTGTAGTCACGATGCTGTCTCCAGCTATCAGCACCCTACCAGCCTCGGTTAAGTCAAAGTTAAACGTTGAAGGGGCGTTCACCTCGTCAACAGACCCGCCCGTGATAGCGTATCTCAACGAGTATGTGAACGAGTAAGTCCCGTTCAGGATCTCCCCGTTAGAATCTAATGGCAGGTTGAACCATGCGCTGTTCGTGGTGGACATCAAGTTCACCAGAGGGCTACCAACCGTTGTCCCGGTGTAGATCGCCACGCCGGTAGGCCCGGTGACAACACCAAGACCTTTAGCGTTCAGAGCCGATAGGCTTATCCCCTCAGCCACATAGTTTGATGCGTCAACAATTCTTCCTTTCTTTGTTACCGCGTTTATTTCAAGGTATACGTTAGCTGTTAGAGCCATGGTCTTTAATATATTTTAAGCAAAAATACAAAAACACTTTGTTAGTACAACGAATTAAAAAAGAAATTCCCCTCACATTGGAGGGGAATCTCTGAACCAAATAACAAATCAATTAACAAATCAATTAACAAACCACTTTAATAGAACCACAAATATAGTTATCCTCTGAGTGTCTGACAAATTTCTCCTGTTAAAATATTATAATAACCGCTGTAGCTATCATTCTTTCCCTGTGCTGGCATGAACTCTATGTACAGCTCAAGGATAGCCTGACCGGCAGCAGGATCGTAGGTTAGCGTGTGCTCCACCGCGTTGTACACTGCATTTCCTTCCGCCTCGACTAGAGATATTGATCTAGAACTAGGGTCAGACTTTAGGTATCTGCGCTTGAAGCTCTCACCCTCATTGCCGCTTGAAAGGCTTGTGGTGTCACCAACCTGCCCGTTATTATAAAGTCTCCACTCGACCACATAGTCACGGCCAGTCATGTTGTAGCTTGTCTTCAACGATCCAATCTTGTAAAAGTCTGAGATGACCCCGTTGATAAATATGTTGCCGTCATACACACCACCTGTTGCCGGCGTGATCTGAGGAAAGATGTTTGTGAAGCAAGTCGCAGGGTCCCTGTTCTCTACAATCACAACAGTCTTTGAACGCTCGATCACTTCCTCTATCGGGATAGAAAGCATGGTAGCTATCTCGTCGTGGGTCATGTAGACATCGCGTCCTCTGTACTCACAGACAATGGGCATGTTATTCTCTCTCTCAATAGTCCAGCCGCCCTCGACCTCGTTTATCTTTAGCACCTCCTCGAATACGTCATAGGTAACCTTGTTCGCGTGAAGCCAGTTCTCTCTCTGCATATGGAACACGTGAGATGATTCCTGTTTACCCTCGTAAGTGTACCCGTGCTCGTGTATAAGATTGTGCACAAAGTTCAAAGCATAGGCGCCGTAAGGGTCCTCAATCTTTTGAGGCGTCGTGTACACCGTCTTCCACTCGTAGAACGATGGGGCTTGCGGGCGAGGCGTCTTGTTTATGCGTGACGCTGCAAGGTCCGCCTTGTACTGTGCCTGTATCTCAGCTATTACCGTCGGAGACTTTCTCGTGTAAACCTTGTTGATCACAAACTTACTGGAGATTCTCTTGACAATTACCGAGTTTTCCAATTCCTTTAACTCAAGAGGTAGCCCGAGCGTGTTAAAATCTAGCGTCATATATATTGTTTATTTGTTATACCTAAAACTTATAGCCCTTGGTATAGTTAATTAAATTTCATTTGGTGGTATCTCTAAATCTGGAATTGGCTCTAACACATCAACGCCCTTTACAATCGCGTTGTATTGAGCAAGAGTCAATGTCTCGGTGTTCTCCGTACCAACAAAAGTTTTTGAATAGATTAAGTACATCTGCTGCTGTACTATTAGCTTAGTATCCTCTAAACTTGTGGGATAGTCAACATCCTCACACTTCTGGGTAATAGACATCACTACTTTTTGGGAGTCGTTATCATTGAACGTGTATGTGTACTTGTAGTATATCATCGTTTTAAATTAAAGGATTCACCACACCAATCAACTGATGCAGACCTAGTGTTTAAAGTTCCTGCCGAGCCTCCTAGTCTATAAAAAGGAAGTCCACCATAGTTACCAGACACCCTTGTAAATCTATAAGCAAAGGAGTAGGTTATGCCGTCTGTTGAATAGAAGAAGATAGCGTCACCGCTATTTGACGAGGTAATAAATATTCCTAGATAGATGTAAGTAGCGGCGGTAATTGGTACTGTAGTCGCTGTTAGTATAGTTAATGAATTGGCCACATTTGTAATTCGAATATTCCAAAAGGCGGGGGTCACACCACCTGATGCAAATGTCGGCATCTCCCACATTAATCCCGTCTGCCCGTTTGTTGCTACCGTAGATGTTGAGGCGTTCAGTCCAGCATTAAAATTCCAATCCTGCGCAGCCGTTGGCACCGTGTCAATCTTTACTTTTGATACCCATAGCTGGGGACACAAGCCATTAACCCCGAATACAGTACTTCCTCCAAACCTTCTATAGTCCACACTTGCATATAAAAATCCGGTGATAGTTGTTCCTGCACTCAACCTCATTACCCCCCAATCTGTATTAGTCTCAGCGCCCGACGCTAGACCAGATCCGGTACCAGAAGTTACCCCGTAAAACATTTTAGTTGCCTGAGAACCCGTGGTAGGGTTTATATTTTCAAAGTCATCATAGAAGTCAAAGCCGCCCTGATTTGGGTGGGTGTTAAATTGTGACCATCTTGTTCCCGTGTAAAGAAAGGTTATCTCCCTTTCAGGCATCAAGAAGTATGGAGACTTTTGTGCTAACTTAAATCTATTTGTGGCGGTTGATGTAGTAGCCTCGTTCTCAATAATAACTACATTATTTGTTGAACTGTTTACTATTGTAACTATTTTACCAGCCGACGGGTTTGCTAGTCCACCTAAACTTATAATGTTGTTTGTATTGTTTGGGGTAAAGTCAATAACCTTTACTACATCTACAGCGCCGGGCCATCCCGTAGGTGCCCAGTTATCCTCTCTAGCATTGGTAGATGTAGCGGATATAACAGCAAGGTCCACGTTGGGTACATACTCGTTTGACCATACCCCGGCCACCGAGTCGTACAATAAAGTCTGACCCGTTAACGGGGATGATATGAGAACGTTGTGAAGCTCGTCCAGCTCATAGCCGTTGTCTACCTTCACAAATATTTTTCCATGAATTGCGTGGGCGTACTCCACGTACCCCACAATGACAGAGTGCTGCGGCGCCGTCGGCTTAACGTTGGTGATGGCGCCAGCTGTCGTCGGGGAAAGGTACAGGACCTGACCGTCCACCCACGTCTCTCCCTGTAAAGAGCCTGTGGTGTTGATTTCCTTTACCTGACCAGACACGGTAATAAAACCTTCCTGATTTCCAAGAATAGTCTCGGTCACTATACCAAGGGTACCCGCCGAGTTGGCGTCGTTATCACCCTGTGCAAGCCTAACCGAAAGTCTCTGTCCCGTGGCACCGGTAACCAGCACCACCTGATAATTAGCCTCCAACAAATCTATTAAAGGTGTCGTCTTGTTGACCACCCTAGCCACTAACTCTTGACCAATTTGAAGAGTCACGTTGTTACCCTTCAGCCTCAAATCCATCGTGCCGTCGGTATCGTTCCATCGCATTCTCCCTACCTGTAAAGCATTAGTAGGAGTAAGGTCAGCTTGAAAAAAGTCTGACGTGATTCCGTGAGTACCCAAGTCAACGTCGCCTGTCGCCCCGGTGTACGGAACAAATCCTCCGCCAGAAGATCCACCTACCTGAACATACGCGGAGCCGTCCCAACGATAGAGGTAGTTAGTGTCCTCTGCTATGTAGATCACATCCACAACCCCGGTTGCTGGGAATGACGCCAAGTCCGGATAGGACCTCACGCTGAGTGTTCCCAGATCCGTACAGCAGCTAACAAACAAGGTAGAGTTAAGGTACTCGTAAACTTCCCTAACCTTCAGTATATAATCGTTGACATCAAAGTTAGGCTGAGGCAATGCGGTATAAGGCTTGCCGTCTATATCGATAAGACCTATCACGGTAAACACGTACATCGACTCGCCGTTCACAATAGCAAACAGCTTGTTAGTCGCCATGTTGATCTCTATCTGGTCGGTAACCTTCAAGGACAGGACAACCACGTCGTTCGTGTTTATAAACAAGATACGACCCGTGGCGGTCTTCTCTATAGACTTTAAGTCAGCCTCGATGTTGTATACCATAGTACAAAAATAAATAAAGGCGGTCAATTAACCGCCTTTATTATAGTTATTTTTAATCAATTACTGTAGAAGACTCTGCAAGAACTCCACATCCTTTGGGCTGACGTTCAAGAACTCTAGGAGACCAAGCTCCTTCTCTGTCTTGTTCTTACCCTTGGACTCGACGATGGTCTTAACCTCGGCGCCGTTCTTGTTCTTCACTGTCCAGAAGCCATCCTTCTCTATCAGCAAGCCTTCCTTGGTAAGGGACTTGATAAGAGAGTTCACGTTAGACTCACCCTTGCTAGAGTTTGCCATGGCGTCCACGTTAGCAACGGCACGGTCAAGTCTCTCTCTGAAGCCGTCCCTGTTAGCAATGGCACGGTCGTACAACAACGTGCGGTCGTCGTCCTCTACACCTGTAGGCGTGAACGCGAGCAAGATCATCACGTTGTTCAGCTTCGAAGAACTCATGCGAGTCTCGTCCACCAGCAACATAGACATGTACTTGTGCTGAACGCTTACATTAGCGATACGAGCCTTGGCCTCGGCAGCTGGTACCAAGAAGTAGAACCTTCCGGCAGGGTTAGCCACCACGTTGTTTGTAAAGTTAGAGCTGTAGAAGTACAGTGCCACCAGCTTCTCAAGGTTAGCCACCGGGTCGATAGGCATGCCGTTGTGTACCGGGATGTGCTTTGCATTAAAGATAGGCTCGCCAGTCTTGCTGAAGGTTGGCTGCGTCTCCGCATACATCCACTGGTGCATCATACCGTCCTCGCCCAAGAACCTGCCCGTAGGCTTGACCATGGTCGGCAATCCCTGAACCTGCTTGGTGCCCAGAGGAACATCTGTAATTCCTGCCCTGAACGTGGTGATTGATTTAAGACCAGCATTGTTCAAGTTGATGATGACTGGAGCTTTCTTCTTCCCTGTGAATGAGTTCGGGAAGATGCCCTTTAAAATTTCCAACTCTTTAGAAAAGTCGGTCTGTCTTTTTCCGTCAATATATAACATGTTGCATTTAATTTATGAGACAAATATAAAACAAAAAAAGGTAGCCTTGGCTACCCTTTTTATATATGATTCCTGTACTAGGATTACAATGAACTGTCGTACATGTAACCGCACTGCTTCAATGAGAAGAAGTCAAGACCGAAGTGAGTCAAGTAGTGAGTCAATCGGTTGTCGATGTCGTTCGTTGGAACAGGCGCGTTAGCTCCAGTCTCCCAAATCTTCAACATACGATCCTGACCGTTGTCACCGTTCACACCGTAAGCAAGCTCCATGTGACGGCGGGTCATACCCTGAGCGTCTACACCTGAACCTGAAGGCATGAAGTATGCTGTGTTAGCAAACAAGTTGCCAGACACACCACCAACACCGAACACTTGTGGGTCATAAGACAAGTCAAATGAGCGAAGGTTGAAAACCATACCCTCCTTAACAACGCACTCGAAGTCGAATGTTGCGTACATGCTCTCAACGTTCTCAGCTGCTCCGAAGATCATCTCAGCAGACTGACGACGAACAGCAGAGATGTTAGCGTTCTGGAACTCAGTAGCCAACGCAGCTTGAAGTGGACGGTTGATACCGCGACATAGCCATCCCATGAAGTTGTTGTCAGGGTTGTTAGGCTTCAATGCGTCGATCAACGCGTTCAAGTCCTCAATACCAACACCTGCACCTGTAGTGTCAACGTTCACACCGTTTGCCAATGTAGCGAAGCGGTCCATCATACCGTGAGTTGTCTGTGACAACGATGACTGATCAGACTCGATACCTAGGATAAGCTGACCGATAGTCGACTTAAGGTGACGGAACTCAGCCTGCGTGCGCTGAACACCACCCCAGTTACCTACGAAGTTTCCGTTCTCGTCAGTCTCAGGGAATAGCTGGTCAATAGCAGCGTTACCTGTGATAAGTGCAGAAGTCTTCAAAGTCTGTAGCTTGAATGAGAACTTGTCCCATGAGCTAGACTTTGCGTTTGGCTGTCCACTGTTCTCGTTGTAAGCGTTTGAGTAGATAGCGTACTGCTTGCCTGCTGTAGGCACGGTCCAGCTTGTTCCTGTCAAAGACTTTGCTGTAACAGTAACATCACCAGATGATGGGATGTCTACAGTTATTACTTGACCACGTGTGTTTGTAGCCATGTCCATGATAAGGTCACCCTCTGTCACGTACACTGTGCGTGTAGATCCAACGGTCTCGATCTGAGCGTCAGCAATTGTGAACTCAAGAGTTCCTCCAGTTGAACCAGAGTCAGCCTTAACTTGGATGTAAGTGTCGTAGAAGCTCTCCTCGAAGTGGAAACCGCCCGATGCGTTACGGATAGGGCGTGTAGCTTGCATACGCTTCAAGAGCAACAAGTCGTCCATGAACTGACCGTACTGCTTGAATAGTTTTGTCTGAAAGTCTGGACGTACAAAGTCAGACACCGCAAGGATGCTCGACTGCTGATAGCCAGAGGTGTTAGGGGCCACCGAGTTCGGTGAATATTCTAATGCCATTTTTTTTTAAATTTTAATTATTGGTTGGGTTATCTATTCTGCTTCCAGCTCTCCATAGCCTGTTCTGCTGGGCTGATCACCTTACCCTGTTGACTTGGTGGTGTCACTCTTCCATTTGTTATCGGGCCGAGATTGTGCTGTTCTCGCACAATTTGTTCTCTTATCTTGCCCTCAGCCGCCTTGATAGATTCGCGGATTATGTCGTCCATCTTTGCCAACCGCAAATTGGTCTCCACCGCTTGTCGTACAGCCGCCACCCCTTCATCGTCCGGGTTGGCATAGTTGAATATTCCTACCGCCATCAGGTTTTTAAGTTCAGCCCCGACCTCCGCATCGCTAACCGCGATATTAACTTGGACAGCGCCTACTCCTTCAATACCTGTGTCAACAGCCTTGCTGATCGCCTTGATAGGTGTGCCTATTGACGGAACTAGAGAGTCCCACTTCGCCTGACGCACCGCATAATCTTGCTCTTGAGCCTTAGCTTGTTGTTGCAAATTTACAAAATAATTATCATTAGATACATACTGCTCTCTTTTTTTTGTGATAGCGTCCAACGCGTTGGTTGCCTCTATCTTTAAAAGGGCAGGGTACTTAGTGTCTTCGTTCACATACGACAGGTCGATGTTGTACTTTTGGGCAACACCCTCCATCAACTCATCAAGTCCAACAGATGCCAGCTTCGGGTTGCTTAGTAGCATCTCAATAGCGATAGCCTTTACAGGATCATTAGTAAGGTCGTCGTCTGTCGTGTTGATTACCGTGGTCGCAAGGTTCAAGTCGTTGATCCCTGTTGCCTTACTGAAGTTGTTGATCTGTCTGATAGACTCGTTAGCGAACGGGTCCTTCACCATGTTCAACACCTTCATCTCCTCCTGAACTTGACTGTACTGACTCGCAATACTCTCAAGCTCATTGAACCTGTTCAGCTTATTCTGTAGGTCATCCTCGCCAGACAAACCAAATCTCGAGAAGTCAAATCCCTGTGGCGTTAAGTCAGCTGCTGGCGCAATGTCTCCCGCCGGTGCTGGCTCAGCCGCTGGTATATGTTCTGGTGTAGGCTCTGCCGCCGGTGCAGGATTCTGTGCCGCGTATGCCGCCGCCATGTCGTCCGCGCTCGCGTTAGGGTTGCTAGAGCTGTAGCTCATCGCAAACTCTGCTGGTACTTGTGTGTTCATGTCTTATTGTTTGTTTTATATTTTACCTGTAATCTCCCTTCCCTGTGCCGCCTGTAGCCTTCCCTCTAAGGTCATGGTCTCCAAGTCGGCGTTCTTCTGCGCCTCAATCTCTGCGAGCTTAGCTTGGAGCTTGTCTGAGATCTCCTTGCTCTTCTCGTTCATCCTCATCTCGGTAAGCATCTGCTCACCCTGAACTCTAGCCTGCTCAGCTGCCTGCGCGGCCTTCATATTATTCTCCGCATTTATTGCGGACATTCTCTCCTGATTCTCCTGATTCTTTTCGTCGGCTCTTTGCTCTGCAAGCGCCAGATACCAAGCGGCAAGCTCGTCGTTCCCGTCCTCTAAAGTCTTCTCAACATACAGCGCATCTGCGGTGTTGATACCCTTCATGCCGTTCCTTCCAGCAGCCAAGCTCTGCTCAATAAGCCCCATAATATAAGCCTTGCGCTGAGCTGTCGTGGTAGCCTTGAGCTTGATCCCGCACTCGTTAAGTGTCAGATCCTTCAAGCCGTTAACAGCCGAGAAGTATACCGTGCCCAAGTAGCCCTCGTAGTAGTCGGCGCATTTCTTGTCCGCCGCGATGTTTACTCGTGCCTTCTGAATAATCTTGCGTGCAGCCTTCTCCTTGATACGGATGATAGCCTGTCTTATGTTGTACAGCGCGTTGTTCGTGCTGTCGAGTTCCATCTGACCAACACCCACCAGCTTCTCTGGTGACGCGTTAGGTGACGCGGACGCCGTGTCTGTTATGCCTGCGATCCTCTTCATCTGACTCTCGATAAACATCTGGTAGTTAATCCACTCGTCGAGCTGTCTGCCGACACCGTTCTCCAACTCCACCATGGCGTTAGCCCCGCTAAACTTCTGACCAAGCTCTAGCCTTGTTGCGTAGAACTGATTACCCGTCTCACGGCGGATACGCGCAATCTCAAGGGCGCTGACCTTGCCAAGACCTAAGTCCATGTTAGCAAGTAGTCCCACGTCTATAGCCATACCCTTCGGAGCTGCCGCAAGTATTGCCGCCCTTAACTTTAAGGTAGCTATCTGCTGGTCGTCAAGAAGACTCTGCCATCTCTCGACCACAGACTTGCCCGCGATACGCTCGCTGAAGTATGAAAGGGCGCAGCTGCCGTCGCCGTTCTTGATCATGTTCTTCTGTAGACCGTAGTCGTACACATAACTAGAACCAACAACCCAGCACCCCTCGTATATATTCTGCTGGTATACCTTGTCCGTCTTTCTCTCTCTACCGTCCGCGTACTTTGTCTTCACGCGGTCCTCTTTTTTGTACACGTAGTTGCCGTTGCCGGTCTTTCTACCAACATACAAGTTGAAGTCGTCGGTCTTGTACTCGAAGTCTAGCACGTCTACAAGGAAGTCGTACCATGTGTACCTCTGTGTCACAGGATCCTTTGATGTCCACGCGTAGTTTGTAGGGTCGCTAATATTATTTGATGTGCTGTACATCCTAGCCAAGCCTTCAAGCTCCTTGTCCGATAGACCCGGCAGCTTGTCTTTTAGCTCGTGAATAGGTACACGCTTTATGTAGCCGGCAAACGGAGGCTCAGCCTCAGGGTTGTCGTCGTCCCACACCGTGATGTACATTGACGGGTTTATATACTTGACGCCAACGGCGCCTGTATTGTTAACGTATATCCTTCCACATATAAAGGATGTCTGCAAGGCAGAGTCGATCATCTTGTCGCGTACCTTGTTCCAGTCGCTGATATCAAATCCGTGCTCCGCGATCATCGACAGTCCAACCTCTATAGGCAGGCGTATGCCGTGATACTTCTCATACAGCTCCATCTCTGACTTGCTCTGTGGCTCCCAGTCCGGTGTCTTGTATGGTATACCAAGCTCCTGCTTCAGCGGGTTGGTGACCTTGGCGTCTATGTACATTTTCCACTTGATCTTTTCTTTAAGATACTTATCTGACTTGGATGTGGAAGACACGACGACCTTGTAATCACTCTGCGTTAGCAAGCCCTTTATTACGCTAATCAATAGCGGGGCGCTGCTCACGATGCTGTTCTGGTCAAAGCCTATGTTGTTGTAACCCTTTCTTGTATTCTCGTTGTAACCGTCTGTCCCTGCGGAGTTCGGTTTGGAGATCTCTCCACGGTATATCTTCTTGTACTTTAATGTACTCTGTCTACCCTCTGAGTAACTCTTGAGCATATTGAAATAGCCAAGGTTACCGTACACCGTGCCGCCAGAACCGTATGGTATAGGCGCCGAATACCAGCGGCCGTATATAGCCTGAGCTGCTGACACACCCCATGCCATGTCCTTCTTTTTATCGGGCGAAATTGAGTCTGATGGGAACGGTGAAATCTTTCCAGTAGGTATCATGTATGTACTATTACGGCAAAATTACTATAAATTGGTATAAAGATACAAAATTAGTTAATTTTCTTAACGACAGCTAAAACAAAAACCCCTCACGGTGGAGGGGCTCTTGTCATCTTTAACCTGTATAGCTCTTATTTAAGGCCGTTGCCTTACTAATCAACTTGTGAATGGACTCGTCCTTTCCCTTGTACACAATAGGAAAGTCAAACATTACATAGGCAAGTTTCTGTGTGCTGTTCTTTGCAGTCACCTTGCTGTTGAACACCGCGTTCATGTTCTTGACTACGGCGCTAACTGTCTCTAGAACCTCGGACTGCATAAGCATCTCCCCGTTCTTTGCAATGACAGACACTCGAAATCCATTCTTTGCGTCCTTAATTTTTACGTGAGTTTGTTTCATTTTAAAAAATTTTGTGTCTACAAATATATACAATGTTAGTCATACATCTCTATAAATCCGGAGAAGTCAGATGACGTGTTATCTTTTTTTATCATATCCGGGTAAGCACTCTCAGCCCCAAGCAGCGCCATGCCGCACGCCGCGAAGACGTCGAGGTCTGTCATGTCGCTAAAGCTCTGTGCACTCTCGATCTCCTCGAGCAGCTCTATGTGCCTTGCCCTGTGACCCGTGTTCTTCACGTAATCACCGAACTTGGCAAATATCTTTTCTTGTACAGCTGGCCCGGTCCTCACCCCCGGGATCGGGTCGATCTTTCCAGTGGTCGGGTCGATCATGTGCATGAGGTATCCCTCCGCGTGGTGATCCCTGAAATACTTTAT